TTCTCTCGCGGCTATCGCGCCTCTCGCGTCTCTCGCGTCTCTCGCGGCTCTCGCGTCTCTCGCGGCTCTCGCGTCTCTCGCGGCTCTCGCGGCTATCGCGTCTCTCGCGTCTCTCGCGGCTCTCGCGTCTCTCGCGTCTCTCGCGTCTCTCGCGTCTCTCGCGGCTATCGGACGGCCACTTCGCTTTGCGAAATCATCAAGAACCTCATTCGCGTAACGGAAGAGCGAGGGACTGTCCTGCACATCCCATCCCTGATGAATCCTCTCTACCTTTTTGTCGATAGAGAGGATTTTCAGGTAGCGTTTGAGATGAAATTCCACCAACGCTTCGTCAAGCACTCCCGGATACTCACAGGCCTTCGAATAGGCCGCAAGTAATTCTTCTTTTGAGCGCGCCATGATTGCCTTTCCGTCTTTCAGTCTCGGACGTTGCGGATTTCTTCCGGGCTATACTCCCGCTGCCTGATCACCTCATAGTTGCCAGCTGGAAGTTCCAGTTTGTGGTGTTCCTCGTGGACAATCGAGATACCTTCTTCGCTCGAAAGGAAGAGTTGGCCGTTGATCTCGTACACTTCGGTGGTGGCCAAACATTGGCTCGCAACACGATGAACATGGCCCGTCGACTCGCCTTCCAGAATCTCCCCGCTCTTGCGGATCGCAGCTTTTCCCGTTGGCCGACAATCTCGCTTCACGAAGAGCACATCTCCCTGCCTGTACATTTCCTTCATTTGGTTATTTCCTCGCTTTCCTTTTTTCTGATTTGTACTTCACTACTCGTTTAACTCCGATGTAGCCAAGAAACGCATCGTTTGGCTCGCGCTTCCCAGTCACGTAGAAATAGATCGACTGCCTACTGAGCCCAACAGCCTGAGCGACCTTCTTCGGGCCACCAGCCTTACGTACTGCGGATTTAAGTATTCGCAACTCCATGAATTGCAATCTATACGTAAACTGCTAGGTTGTCAACATCAAGCACGCATGTAAACATAGGAGTTGACACTAGCTCTATTCTTGTAGATACTTTGACCATCCACAAAGGAGGGTTTCAATGATTGAGATATCACACGCTCGCACGCCAGAAGCATCGGCTAAGTGCAAATTTGGCCCGGCTTCCTGCCACGACTGCGCGATGACTTGTCCTCATGGCAATCAAGTGCGCGACTCGCGCGGAACTCTACATCCGTGCGGCTCAGACGTTTTTGACGATGCCGGAAACATCCTAATATGCGGCGAATGCATTCAAGATCGCGGAGAAAATTAAAATGAAACCTCCTCTCCTCACTGCCCAGGATATTATTGCGCGCGCCCAGGCCCGGGAAGGTCGGCATTGGAAGAACAGCTTCTGGACGGATGCCTACCGAGCGAAGCGCCGGATCGAAGGCGTGTGGGTCTCGGTGTTCCTCTTACTCTTCGTCCTTTTCGGTGGCTTGCTCGCGGGCATCTTGATGCTCGCCAAATATGGACCGACTGTTCATCAGGTTCCGAAATGAAGAAGAAGAAAAACAAATCGAAACCAGTCCAGCGGTCGCTCGCGATCCTCCGGGACAACGGCTGGTCCGTGGCCATCGTCGAGAAGTGGATCCCACCGCGCGGACAAATGAAGTTCGGCATTCGGTTGGATGTGTGGGGGTTTGGCGATCTGCTCGCGTGCCGACCGAAAGTCTGGCGCGATTGCGAGCCTTGCCGCGGTACCGGAAAGCGCTTTCAGCAAGGCCGCAGATATATGCAGACCTGCGAAGCGTGCAAAGGAGTTGGACGCGAAGTTCTCGCCGAGTCATCTATCGCCCTTGTTCAGTGCTGCCGTGATGGAGACTTCGCGGAGCACAAAGACAAAATCCTCGCGATCAACGAGTTCTACACCTGGAAGGCGGCCGGTGGGTTGGTGTTCCTGCAGGGCTGGTCGCTCAAAGGCCCACGTGGCCAAAAGAAACACTGGCAGATGAGGGAAGAAGAACTTTAGCCTATGCGAACACCTGAACAGAAACGCAAATGGACTGCCTATATGAAACGGTGGCGTTCTATCCCCAAGAATCTAAGAGCACATTTGCGACGGTGCAAACGCTACCGCGAAACGCATAAGAACCAGATCACCAAAAGGAAAAATGCGTGGCGCGCGAAACAACCGCTTTACAAACGTCGAGCATGGATTATGGTGTGGAGAGCACGTCGGAAAGGCACGATTGTTAGACCGAAACGATGCTCAAAGTGCGGCAAACGGTGCACTCCTCAAGCACACCATCCTAATTATAGAAAGCCTCTCAAAATTGTCTGGCTTTGCAGATCATGCCATTGGGCCGAAACCAAAAAAGAGAAAGGATGGCAGTAAACATGGGAACGCTAATCAGAGCATTGAAGCAAATCAGAAGTGACTGGCGCGAAGGACACATCACCGACCAGGTCTTCGAACGCTGCCGGTACGACATCATTTGCGCGTCGGTGGTATTTGAGATCGACCGAGTCCGCAGGAAGAGGCACGCGCAGGAGCAACGCCGGTTGGCCGCGCATGCGTGAATTCAACGTGCGCGGTAGACAGGTTTTGGCAGCGATGGTCATGGGGCCGGTGATCGCATTTCTATTGATCAAGTTAATGCTGTGGTGGTTCAAAATCTAGGAGGAAGTCGTGGCAAACGGAGAAATTATCAAAGTGAAGGACGGCTCGACCGTGGAGATCATCCAGGCGAAGCCATTCAATCTGGCGCTCGCAAAACTCGAGGATCTCGAGGATAACGTCGCAAAACTCAAAGCCGAAGTCATGAAAATAAAGGTGACCGACGTAGCCAGCTTCACAAAGGCCGACGAGTTACTGACCATGATCAAGGCTGAATCTGTATTTGCGGAAGAGACGATGGATCCTTTCCGCACGATGCTCAATCGAGCAAAAGAATTTGTGCTGCAGCGCCAGCGTCGAGTTACCAATGCCGCCGAGGAAATCCGCGGGGCACTGAACGCAAAAATGGTGGATTACTCCCAAAAGGTCGAACGCGAACGCAAAGCTGAGGAAGAACGCCAGCAGAAATTGAAACAGGCCGAGCTCGAACGTGAGGCCGAGAATAAACGGCTCGCTGATCAGGAGGCGGCGACTGAACTTCGCCGGCGCCGCGTCGCAGAGATCAAAGCGGATCTCAAGGCGGGGAAGATTACGCTGCGTGAATCGAAGAAACTGCTCGAGGAGGCCGGTGCCACCGAGGAGGCGATGAAGGTTCAGGCTAAGGTCGACGAGCAGGATAACAAAGCGAAGGCCGCCGACGAGGCGAAGAAGACCACGGTGGAATCCGAAGTCCCGCGCGGTGGACGTACAAACCGGACGTTCAAAGTCGTGCGGCCCCAGGAAGTGAAGCTGAAGTACCTCAAACCGGACGACGTCGCCATCGGTGAAGTGGTCCGTAATCGCAAACTCACCATCGCCGAAGTGATCGCCGAGGTCGGCGGGATCGAAGTCGAAGAAGACAAGAAATTCTAGGGTTTCGCAGCAAATCTAGGGCAGCGCTGCGGAAAGGCCCGGGAGGTTGGGAGGGGACTTGGCCTCCCGGGATTCTATCAGGAGGAATGATGCAACGACACAAAATCAGCAGCAAAATCCTCGCAGCGGTCGGCTACGACGCTGCCACGAGGGACCTCGAGGTCGAGTTCCGCGCCCGGAAAGAAGAGGACAAAAGGCGTGTTTACAGGTACCATGCCGTCCCCGCAGAGAAGGTGACGGAGATGATGGCCTCCGAATCGAAGGGCAGCTATTTCCTAGTCCACATCAAACCGAACTACAAATGCACGCGAATCGAGGAGAACGATGGCAAAAAAGACGCCGGCTCGCAGACCCCACCGGCAGCAGCGTAAGGCGGCCCCAAGGCCCAAGCCAACGCCGGCCACGGTCACCACGGCGATCATCCGGCATCCCTCCCAGGAGCGGACGCTGCGACCGGCAGAGATCGACCTCCTCAAAAAGACGGTGGCGAAGGATTGCACCGACGAGGAGTTTTCTCTCTTCATGCTGGTCTGCAAAAAGAAAAAACTCGATCCGTTCACGAAGCAGGTGTACGCCATCAAATGGCCGCGGAGAAATCAGCCGGCCGAAATGGTGATCATCGTGGGGATCGGTGGCTACCGTTCGATGGCCGCGCGCAGTCACCGCAGAGACTTCGGTGGAACTGGTGAGCCGAAGTGGACCTTTAATGACCCAACGCTCGGCGACAATGGGAAGACGCCGGCAGGGCGCAGGATCCCGGATTCGGTGACCGTCGAGGCTTTCCGCAAAAAGGGAGAGCGGGTGGGCGCTGCCACTGTCTTTTGGGAAGAGTTCGCCCCTGTCGATTTGAGAGAGACCCGCGCAGACTTCTGGAATCGGATGCCGAAGCACATGCTGGCCAAGTGCGCCGAGTCCCACGCCCTCCGCAAGGTGTTCCCCGATCTCTCGGATATCTACAGCGAAGAGGAGATGAGCCAGCGGCTCGCGGACCTCACGCCCGGAGGCCGACAGATATCTCACGATGGCGTGGCGCCGTCCGGGAAGATCCTAGACACAGGGTACGGGGCATCCAAAGCCAGCCAACAGCAAATTCTCGATGCCAAAAAACGGGGTGAATGGTGCGAGCGCCACGGATGCCTTCGAATCCAGTGTCCTTCCGACGAGCATACGCAAGCCGAGAATGACGCTGTATTTCAACAGCAACAGGCTTTAAAGGGCACCACAGGGGCCAAACGCCCCGATGTTGCCCTCCAACGCGGCCAGGAGGCCGATTCGCGCCTAGCGGCCGCCAGGAACGTAACACCGCCCAAACGTGGGGACTCCCCGGCCCAAAAGGCGCAACAGCCGGCAAAGCCGAAGGTTCCCCACGGGCTCCCAAAGGACGCGACGTTGGAGATCGGCACGATCCACAGGGTCATTCAGGGCATGACCCGGGAGCGGCACGTTGCCTATGTCTCCATCCGGCTGAACGGCATTTGGCACAACTGCTGGTCGGATACCCTGCGGAAGTTTTTCCCGAACGAGGTTGACCTCGTCTCCACCGTTGCCGAACTCTGGATCGACAACCGGAAGGATATCGTGGGGATCAAACGCTTGGGCAGTTTGCACTTTCAGGAAGATGGGCGCACGCCGATCCGGCGCGAGCCGGGAGAGGATGAATGACCCCACAGGAAATCGAGAAACTAAACGAGGCAATCAAAAGCATCTTGACAGAGCCAGGTGAGGTGACAGAACACCTCGCCGATTCCCTGCACGCATGCCATGACTTCGAATATCTAGTGAAGGGATGCGTCGTCGGAGCAATCGAACTCGCAGGCTACAAATTTGACCTGCACGATCTTCCGGAGATGGACCACCCATACGTTTTGACGCTGCGAAATCTAATGGCCATCCAGAGTTCAGCGATCCACGCTGGCATAAAGATCGGCCACGCAGCCGCAAAAGCAGGACTCGAGCTCCCATGAAACCGGACGACTACATAGAAGCAGCGCGCGTTCCGCTTTCACTCCGACCACAGGTATTCGGCCTGTGGATGATCGAACGCGTGTGGGCCGAAGATATGCAACGCAGGAACGCACACCTGTCGGTCTTTCACCAGGCGCTGGCCGCAAACAGCTTCGCTCGGGTTGGTTTCCCCTCCTACACGCTACTCTGGCGAACATCGTGGTCAACTCTCCATCTCAGTAATCACGGAGACCTAGTGATGGAGGATTCGCGCCCGGAACTCCGCAAGCATCTGCCGATTTGGATGAACGCCCACGGATCGGTACTCATCACCGGCTTGGGCCTCGGTTGCGTCGTGCGTGGCTTACTCGCCTCGAAGAAGGTTGATCACATCACGGTCGTCGAGATCGACAAACAAATCCTCCGAGTGGTGGGCCACGAGTTCCGCAGCAACCACCGCGTGGAACTGATCCACGGCGACGCCCTCAACTTCTACCCTGGGCGCCGGAAGTTTGATTTCGGATGGCACGACCTCTGGACCGAGGGCGAGGAACATCTGCAGGTTCAGCACGCACGTCTGATCAAGAACCTCCATCGCTCCTGTCGGCAACAGGGCGCGTGGGAGTTCCCTCGGTATCTGAAACGCCGGCTGGCGAGGCACGTCCCGATTCTAAAATGAACGAATTGTCCAAAGAGCAGAAGGAATTCTTCAAGGGCCTCGCCGAACGCCGGAAGGCCCGGAACATGATCCGCGGCGAGTTGCGTCTGCAAATGGATCGGCTGGCGATCGAGGCGTTTGAAACGCTGTGGGATAGTTGGGTGTCGGCCTTCGGCCTAGAACTGGCCACGGATTATTTGATCGAGGGCATGTGCGAAGAGCACCATCTCCTGCGCCGGCGCCTCGAATACAAAGTCGAAGCACAGAGACGAGGGGAAATTGATCGAAAACCAAAAGGACGTCGCCGCAACTAAAGCTGCGCGCAAAGCCGGCGAGATCCACGCTCCAAGCTGGATTTCGATCGCTGGCCACATCTATCTGGCCGGCCCGGATCGGAGTGAGCTCCGGGAGAAGGTCTACTTGGCCGCGCGGTACATTTGCGCCCTTTGTAAGAAATTCTGCCCCGCCTGGGATGGGAACCTTGAACACATCCGCAGCGGCCGACCGATGGCGCGCTGCGACTGTTTTGGCCGGCGCTTGGCTGACGGCACGATCTGCACGAATGTCCAGTGGGCACACGGGATGTTCTCAATCCATCCCTGCCATCGCAACAAACACAACCGGGAGATCGGAGGGCGACGTGGAACTGACGATCGAGAGGCTATCTGATCCGACCGCGCGATTCATCCGCTGGCGCGTGGGCCGCTGGATTCACGTCCTTGACCGACAGACCGGCGATGGGTGGTGGGAGTGGATCACGCCGATTCGCGCGCATGATTACGCGCTACTGTTCCCGGATCCGAGGGGCGCCGGCAACGGGAGGAACGATGGGTAGGAGTCTCCGAAGGCTGGTTCGGCCTGAAATCAAACAGTTCGCTAAACGCATGCGGAAGGCCCCCACAGCCCACGAGAGCCTACTTTGGGACCACCTGCGGTACAACCGCCTAGGAGGGCTGAAGTTTCGCCGTCAGGCCGTTCTACGGGGCTACATCGTAGACTTCTACTGCCCTTCCCGACAATTGGCGATAGAGGTCGACGGGCCGAGCCACAACGCTCGGCAGGACGCGATCCGCGACGCCCGGATCCTTCAGAAGTTATCCATCGAAACTATCAGATTTTCCAATGCCGCTGTGCAAAACCAAATGCCAGAAGTCCTAGAAACCATAGCGGCTAAGTGCGGTCTCGACAGATTTCCTACAAATCCACAGCACTCATCATCACCACAAGTGTTTTCTAAATCTTTAGATGGGGAGGATCCTGTTGTAAGTCTTTATCGCAGTGGAAAAGTGGGTAAGTCAGCTAAGTTGAAATTTGTCCGCGAGATGACGGAAAGGGAATGTGCAAAACTTGTGGAACTGGGGGTGAAAAAGCCTGGTGCCCCTTGCCCTCTGCAGGTATATGCCGAACAGGAGGTCGCCGAAGGGGCCGTTCGATGGCTTGCCCAACTTGGAATTTACGGTGTCGTAACGCGCTGTCTGGCATGTGGATTACTCCACGTGATCGAGCATCGTGCAACAGATAGCGGTTGATTCCGGGAGCCGAGAGTATATACTCAGCGCGCTGTATCCCCGCAGTTCAAACCTAAAATCGAAAGAGGAACGTGATGACAAAAAAGTCCAAGAAGTCTGTATCCAAGCCGAAGCGCACGCCGAAACCCAAGCCGGCACAGGCCGCAGCGGCAACGTCGACCGAAACGCCGGCCGAAGGCGCGAAGGAAGGGGAGGGGCAACCGTCAAAAAGTCTGCTTCCAGACAGAAAACGGGCACCGAAAAAGACCGGATCGCGCGGACCTCGACCGCTCGATCCTGTAGCGGATTTCAATACGCCTACACGAACAGCCGAAAGCCAACTCGAGGAACTCGACAAGCCGGCCGCGAAGAAGGGCTCCCTCCTAGCCGAGCAGCCTCCCAAGCCGAAAGTTGTCGGCGATCGCATGGAGGTCTTCTACCTGAAACCGATCTTCGGCAAAACTCCGAAGGGCGATATCACCGTGGCGATGCAGATCACGGTGCCGCTCGAGGACGCACATCTGGACCTGGTGCCGAAGATCATCGCCGATGGGTACAAGGACGTCACGAAGAAGGGCCGCAAGAGTATGAATTTCCGTGAACTGCCCGGGCAGCACGCGGAGTTCTTCCTCTCGCATGACAGTACGGAAGCGGCTCTCGAACTACCGGCCGCGAAAATGATCAACGCCGGCCTTGCGATCGTGGAACGGAAGGGCGAGGGATCCGCTCGCCAGGTGATCCGACTCTCGTTCCGGCTGCAGGTGAAGTTGAGCCGCGACGTTACGAACTTCGCGGAACACAACCTGCAGAACAACTTCTGGCTCAAACTCGAGGAGACGCAGGAAGAACTCTTCGACGCTGACGATGAGGAGTAGCTGGACCAGTTCTATCGACGGATGGCGCTGGTGGAGGACCATCGTGAAGCTGAATATCACGGACCTAGACGTCGAGCCAGATTGGGTCGGGATCGACACTCAGCTTACGAAGGAAATCTGCCGGCGCCAACCACACCTTGATCCGGTCGTGGTTTACAAACTCGTAAGCGACCTGCACTACGAATACTTCCTGTGAGGTTCTATGCCGCTCCCCAATACGCGCGACGAACTCGAATCCATCGGCTATAAATACGACGGCGAGTCCCACTGCCGCGGTTGCAACGCCCTCATGCTGTGGTTTCTAACACCCAACATCGACCCTCATACCGGGAAGAACAAAAAGATGCCATTCACAGTGATCCCGGGCACGGAGAATGAAGACCCGCAACGCCTCGAGTGTCACTTCGGTCGCTGTCCTAACGCCGACCGATTCCGCAAACCGAAAGGAACGAAAAAATGATCACGACGAGTCTGACGTACCAATTCTGGAGAGCACATCTGAATCCTTCTTCCCCGCGATATCCCCAATGGCGCAAGATCTTCGACTCCGATGAAGTTCCCCTTGCAAGCCCTTTCCCGATCAGAGCAAAACTCGGCCCCGAGGATTTCCAGCCAATTTATTGCCTAGACTGGAATCAAATCGTTGGCACTCCATCCGACAAATTGATCGCTTTCGTAGTCGAGAGATTCAACGTCACTCCGAGGCAAGCTGCCGCACAGCTTGAAGATGATGGCGTTTTCCCGATCCGTGCGGCCGACGTGCTGATCAGCTTCTCGCCGCGAGCCTTTCTATGAAACCAGTCAAAATCGAAGGAGAATAACAAATGAAAGTCCTAGAGTTGATCGAAACATTGGCAGCACTTCCACCCGATGCCGAGATTGTCACAAACTGCTGCGAAGCAACTCCGCAACATGAAGACGTCGTGGATTTTGTTGAGGTTAAAGAAATGAGAGATGGTCGCATTTTTGTGGGAACAAATGCAGACCATCACGTTCGATGAAAGAAATGCCCATCAACATCGACGACTTCCAGAAACTCTCGCCGCTCGTCAAGGGATACGAACTGCGCCCGGACTGCGCGTATTTGATAATTTGTGACGGTAAGGATTTCAGCCGGCCCCACGCCGAGGCCCTGATGCGTGACGTGATGCAGATGCACCCGGACCTGAGCATCGCCATCGTGGCGACCACCAAACCGAAAAGCATTGAAGTACGGGAGAAGAAAAATGGTCCAGCAGAACCTGTTTCAGGAGACCCCGAAGCCGGGACGGTCGCGCAGGAAGGATCCCCCGACAGCGAAGGCGGCCGCTAAATCCGTCAACGCTACGGAACTCGAGGCTGTCGTGGTCGATATCCTGCGGACTCCGCGGACAACTCACGAGATCTCTCAGGCCACCGGGATCGCCCTTGTGTCGATATCACCGCGAATGGCCCCTCTCGCGAAGAAGGGCCTCGTGAAAGACTCCGGTCTCCGCAGAGAAGGCCCGAGCGGTAGGAAGTCGATCGTGTGGTCGCTTACCTAACGCGCGGAACAGTCCCTAGATTCATATTGAAAACACCGAACACCTTGAGCAGCCAAAGCACGACGCAAATCACAACCACGACGTTTAGGATGTTTTTGATCTTGGCGTCCATCGGGATGTAGGTGTTCACCAGCCACAGGATCACGCCGATCACCACGAGAATTATGATGAGAGTGATTATAGACATAAAAACCTCGACTCCAATGATAGTCAGAGGAGCCGAGGTTCGTCTGTTCAATCGGGAACGCTGCGCCGGTGGTCAGCTTTGTGGCAACGCTGCGAGTAACCCGGGCATGTCAAGCCCAGTTGGAGATTCACCGTTCGCCTTCACCCAATCTGGCACCACGACTGCGTAGGCTTCAGTGAACCACTGTTGCCAGAATTCCCAACTCGTGCGGTAGACCTTGCCCCAGGAATCGAGTGCAACACCATCCGCGCCGTAGCCCACGAGGTTTACGCAGTGGCCGTTATTGGTTGGCTTGTCGCCCGAACTGAAACTCCAATCGGGGTCGGTTCCACTTTGGAGTTGATCCACCATCGACTGCGGTACGGTAAACCCTGTGTAAAGGCAGCCGAACGTGTTGATTGCCGCTTTCACCATCTCCACGTTCTGAATGTCCACCGTGGATGCGCCAAGGAGGACACCACCCTTCTTGTACCAGTTGAGAACATCCATGCACGCAGCGCCGTTGTCGGTTGATTCGTCCCCTTCGACGTAACCCGTGATGGCTGAATAGTCCGCTATCGCTTCGGCATCGGTGACGATCAAGGGCGTGCCGGCCTGAGCAACCGAGCGTTGGGTCATTCGCAGGTGATACATCGCAGCAACCGTGCAATCCCCTACGATATCGTTTGCCAGCATCCCGAGGGCAATGGGTCTCTCCCACGCCCGTACCCTCGGGTAGGATACGGTCTTCATGTTCATGTGATTGGAGAGCGAAGCCATCTTTAGACTTCGCTTGGCCGGGAGTTTTCCGAACTTCATTAGCTCATCGCCAGTTCAGCGTGGTCGTAACTCTTGACCAACTTGTTGAAATCGCTCTTATAGCCGCGAAGGGTGTAGACCTTCGGAGAGTAAGGAATCGTCTGTCTACTCAACCTGAAGGTCGCCGGCACCGGAGTGACTCCACCAACTTGTGCGATGAATCCGCTGATGGCGCTGAGAACTAGGCCGGCGATCCCAACAATCAAGGCGAAGAGTTTTTGATCCGGTACGTTGGCGCTCTCGAAAAACGAACCTGATGCAGTTAGCGCGGCTTGGAGACCGGTCTGAATCTTGCCGAGGAGCGTTGCCTTGCTCGCAGCAGGAGCGTTTTGGTACGCCTGCACTGCCGTTCCGACCGCTGAGATCGCCGCCAGAGCGATATTCGCCAGCACGGAACAGGTCAAGCACGCCAGGGCACCCGCGCCAACGAGCAGCGTAAGAATGCTGCTGATCGAACTGGTCGCCGTGGGCACCCATGCGAGAATGCTGGAAATGTTGAACGAGCATCCCGAAAGCAAATAAGCCGCTCCACCGACTTCCGCTGCCAAGATCGCCGTCCCGAGAGTACCTTTTGCTGAAACTTCAAAAAACTGCCTACGTGATAGAATCATAGAGTCTCCTTAAATTAAGTTCCCCACTTCTACTCGATTTTTCGAACACTGGCCGCCTGGGGGCCTTTCGGACCCTGCACGACCTCAAATTCGACCTTATCCCCTTCGGCGAGGCTTTTGTATCCGTTCCCGGTGATCCCGGTGTAGTGAACGAAAACATCCGGCGCCCGATCCCGACCGATGAATCCAAACCCCTTCGATGCGTTGAACCACTTCACCTTTCCCTCTTCCATCACGCGTTCTCCTGTCCCCCGGTTTGCGGAATAAACGTGGCGACTTCCCACGAGGTGTATGGCGACGCGTTATGAGTCGAGCCTTCGAGGGCCTGGCGAACGCCGATCTTGTCGAGGTTGTAGCTGATGTGGATGATGCTCGAGCCGATGGCGCTGTGCTCAAGGATCACCTGGTGGAACGGAATGGAGGCGCTGTCGCGGATCCAATCGAACACTGATCGCATCGAGAATCCCGGCTTCGGGACAAACTCCCAATCTGCAGCGCAGTACCGCGGCGTCCAAATGTGCTCGCTGTTCGACACGCCGTGAGCGGCCGCGTTAGCTGCAGGTGGTCTGTATCCGCTTGTGACGTCCATCGGCTCCCCGATGTACGCCCGGATCGGCTCAAGGACTAGAGTGCAAAACTGCTTTGCGATCTCGAGGCAGTCCGTGGGGATCGGGCCGTCCTTCTCGAATTCGCTGCTTTCAAAGTGATCCGACAGTTGCATGACTTACCTTCCTATCACGAAGTAGCTCGTCCGGTCTCGTTATTTTTTGTCGCTTTAGTCCAGGCTCACCCATCTGCCTGAACTTTTCGAGGTCTTCCGCGTCCCACCTCTTTTCGATCCGCTCAAGCCGTTTATTCAGATTGTCGATGCTCTCCTGGCTGACCTGCGGCCTGTTCTCGAGCGATTCGATCCGGCGCCTGTACTCGACAGAATCGTCGTGCAGGGATCCGAACGCCAAGACCGCGCTGACTATGATACTGAGAACGATGAGTAGCGTGTGCCAGTTTCTTACCACGATAAAGTGGTCTGGTTCGCGGTCGTGATTATCCCTGCGTCGATCTACTTCAGAATTCGCTCCCATTCAGTGGCCCCCAGGTCCCTAGTATTTTCCCACAACTAAGATTTGTCTCTCGTCCTCTCTTGCTCTGATGCCACTCCTTCGATAAATCCTTCCTTGTTATCGGCACGCTTCGAGGCTTCGTTCCTTTGCTGGCGCAATTCAGTGTTCATATTGTTCGTCTGCTCTTCGACTTTGTTTATCGTTTGGTGAAGGCTTGCGCTGGCCTTTAGGTTCATCCGGCCAACGATGATTGTAGTCCCGCTACCGACCAGCGCAGTGAACACCATCGCCGCCGCCATGATGAGAGCAACCTTCACTGTTGGTTCCAGCGAGAAAAAAATTGCGGCCGGTATAGCGGCTGCGCCGAGTATCCATGCAAACGCCTTCAATGCGCCATAATAGTGAAAGGTCATGGGTGTAGGGATGGCGAGGCCGGCGCAACCGGGACAGCCGCTGTGGTTGAAGTCGTGGTCTTGGTGCTCGATCCGCTCGTGGTCGTCGTGGTGTTCCCATTCCCGCCACTGTCCGACGCACGCTGGTTGCCAGCCCGCGCCCCGACGATGACCGTCATGATCGAGGCTAGGACTTCCCCGGCTTTCTGCTCGAGCCAGGCGAGAAAATCCTTGCCGACTGTGTTGTCGCTCGATTCGTGGAAAACGTGGAAGGAGATCGCGAGCAGCGTCATGAATAGAGTCAGTAGAACCAGCAACCCAAAGTTTGCTTTGACAAACTCTAGGACCGTCTCTTTGAACATCACCGCCACCAGCGTGGCGATAAAAAGCACTCCGATCACGATGAAGCCCATGTTTGGTGCCAGCGTTCCGGTCATTTTCTTTTTCCGTTCACCGTGATCCCGGCGAAGTGCATCTGGAGATCACGTCTGGATTTAACTCCTACCTTTGCGAACAAACTTGTCACGTGAAATTTCACTGTTCTTTCCGTCAGGTTGATCCGATTGCCGATCTCCTTGTTTGAGAGACTCTCACAGATCCCGTCGAGGACCTGCTGCTCTCTCGGTGTGAAATCCTGAAGAGAAGCGAACTGGATCCGCGGTTGCAAGATTTTTAGCAGCAATTCGATGGGAATCCGAATCCCAACGCAACCGCGATCCAGTCCAACCTCGATTTTTTTCCCTTTCATCTCTCTCTCTTCATTGCACCTTCAGATTACTTGGCTGCTGTGGAATATAGACCGTCACCGCTGCCAGCGATTCGGTGCCTCCCGATACCGCCGTCACGCCATAGCAGTAGTTCTGCGCGTTCGTTACCGTGGGGTCTACGTAGGTCAGTGGGTTGGTGCCGAGCGTGGCGACATTCGAGGCCAGCAAGGTCAGCGAGAACGTGGTCGGGCAACCACCGAATGCCCTGTAGACGTTGTAAGTCGTTCCGGCCGGATTCGCGGTGTCGGTCCAGGTCAGCGTCGCGTGGTGCTGCTGCGCGATCGGAGAGGAAGTTAGTGAGAGTGCATCGAAGTTGGCCTGCGTGCCGGAAGTTCCTAGCCAGATAATCAGATCACCGCTAGGGACAGTGGCTCCCGTGGGGCAGGTCAAGGTGGAAGCAGCGAAGGCGCCGGCAGGAATGTTGGCCTCGTTCACAGCAAGCGAGCAGAGCGATGTTGAGCCGATGAAGAGTTGTGCGGTCGCAGTAACGGCCTCGCCATCCAGCCGATGGCCTACATAGAACGTGAGCGAGTAGTTCGTATTGGGTTGGGCGGCGATCCCCAGGTCCTGTGTCACGTTCCCGCTATTCAGGAAGAGGCCCTGATTGCCGCTGTTGGGATAAGCCGTGAAGTAAGCAGTACTGAGGCTCTGCACGCCCCCACTGGATCCTGGAGCGAGCGTCCACGACGGCACGACGCCGTACTCGAAGCCACCATAAGATCCAGTGCTGGTGAACGTGACGGTGGCATCGAACGATGGATTCTGGATCGGGATGGAGGTCTGCGCTGCGAGAGGCAACGCGAACAGCAACCAAAGTAGAAACATTTTCTTTTTCACAAGAGCTCCTTGCACGCAATGCTGAAATTCAGCTGGTTGGTGCTGCCAGGCCAGTAGGTGCAGTCGGCAGCACGAATGTGTCCGAGTAGGTCACCACCGTAACCAGTGCTGTGTTGATCTTGGTGTACGGTCCACCGCTCACTTTAGCTCGGTAGATGTTGTAACCAGCGATGGCCGCGCCGCCCGTTGGAACCACAGAAGCGGTCCAAGTGAGTGATGCGATGTGCTGACCTTGATTGAACACTGCGGTGGCTTGAGTCGAGAACGCAGATTCGAAACCGTTCACGTCCACGGCGGTTGCGACGTAGAAATAAGTCGGTCCTTGCGCCCTTACTGGAACGGTGAGGACCAGCGCCAAGCAAAATAGCCCGAGTAAGATTCTGCTCTTCATGGTGCCTCCTATGGATTCCCCGCTTGAATTTGCAAAATATCCGTGCTGCCACCAACCGGGGTGTTGGTGATCGTAAAACTCGCTCCCGTTGCGGTGCACGTCGTCGTTATGATGCTCGTCGGGAAAGCGTTCGTTCCTCCGACATCAGTAAGGCGGCAGATGGGAACAACTCCGGGAGTAAAGGCCTTCGGGAAAACAATCGTGATGACTTGCGGAGAAGATGGAGTGGTCCCGTAAGTGACCGTGAATTGACCTAGCTTCGTCGCACCAGTAACGGCAGATATACACTGCCCTGCCGTCGCGCATCCGGTACCGAAGCCGGATGTGGGCGTGATGTTCGCGGCCGCAAGTGCGGTGCCGGTCGCATTCCCATCACCGAAGAAACTCCCTAGCCCATTCCATCCAGCCGTTGCTCCACCTGCAGCGGTGTAGGAATTGCCGGAACCCTGCTCAAAAATGCTGTTGTTGGCCGCCCAGTCTAGGGAGAATTGACCGGCCCCGCCAGCCCCGATTGCGTTTCCAGAACCGATGTAGAGAGTGTTACCGGTACCACTGGTTAAAATTCCGTGAGCAGGATTTGGGTTGCTCGCGCACACTTGATTATTGTTTCGTAGATACAGCGTGCTGCCGGCGCCGAGGAGAACTCCAGAACTCCCCGAGCTACACTGAACGTTGTCGTTGTCTTCTATCAGCGTGGCGGCATTCAGCTGTAGAGTCCCGGCGATCACGTTGCTCGTGGATACGCCGTTAGATCCTGTCAAAAGTTTAACGGTATTCGTACTGTTGGTCGCAAAGTTGGCACCGGAAAAGAAGTTGTTCGACCATTTAAACTGTGTCACACCGGCTTCAGCTTCGATGCAGACAGAGCCAACGTAATTGCAACCGCCCGTATCCATCGTCCCCGTAACGCTGTTGAACGCGATGCCAGTTAGAGATGTACCGCCCCCTGACCAGTCCCAACCGATATAATTCATGTAAAATAGCCGACTCGCTATCCCGCTTTGGATCAGCCACGTATTCGGCAACGCACTCGGGGCAGGCTTCCCCAGTCCCCAAATCTCAAAAGAGGTTTGTTCGTAAACATTGGGATTCCCAAAGCACGAGATACTGCTGCCGGAAAGCCCGCTGCATGGGAAACTTCCACCTGTGTAAGCGAAGTCGGCGCGGGGGATCAGGATGGTTTGTGCGGCGGTGCCTTGCCCACTGATGCCTTGACCAGGATATGCAAGCGCAGTGTTTGTAAGACTCGGGCAGGCCGATATCGTTGGAATTGGGTTAGACTGGAAAAAAGCAACGCCAGCTGGCATCTGAATATAGGCGCTGCACCCACCGGCTGTCTGAGCAGCCAGAATCGCGGCGGTCACGTCGTATCCCCAGGCCGCACATCCAGTACCGGGAACGCTGGTGTTGGCCGTGCCGACGACCGTAATCGTCGTGTCATTCACGATAGAAGCGATCGTTGTGACGGAGGCACCACCGAAGAGGACCACGCCTTGACCGTTCTGACAGCCGGCACCACCCGTTCCGAAAATGGCTTCAAAAAACATCCCGACCACTGCGGGAAACCGGCCAGTTTGAAAATGTGCATCCGGCGCGCTGACCGTGGTGCTGAGATTGGTTGTCGTAATGTCGGGAACTACCGTTCCCTGAAATTGCGCGCCATAGGTGTTGACCAACTGCGCTGGCGTGATCACGACTGACCCGTATTTTGGTCCCGGTCCAACGCTTGAATCAATGGTCCATGTGTTCGTCCCAGTGCAGACATAAATGCCGATTGGTAAACCAGCTGAAGCGACAGTCAGTTGCACTGGCGCCGTTGTGGATGGAGTGCACGTGGCTGGAAGAGAAGAGACCTGGGTGAGGCCACCCCCACCGGTACTGTTCCCTGTCCCGGGACCGTAACCACCAGGAGGAGTTCCCGGTTGAGCAAAAAGCAGAGATGCAAACAGGAGATTAAGAAATCCTAGAAGATATTTCTTCATGGGACAGTTCTCCTTAGCCGGCTGAGATCGTCGCGTATAGGGCAACGGTGTTCGTGCGGCTCCGCAGCAGTAATCGCACGAAGCGTGCATTCACCAGCGTCCCATCGAGATGGAAAGTGTTATTCGTCGCATCGACGCTCGTCATGTTTCCGTTCTGGATCGTCTGGTAATACGAGTCCAGATCAATCGAAGCGACTTGCACGTCGATCTCGAATGCTCCGGGCGCGCCGGCGAATTTCCCATCGACAGAAAATGGTGTTCCGTTTTTGCCGATTTCGCTCATCAGGGCAAATTGCTGCGAGGCCGATGCGCCACCGTTTCCAGGCGTCGGTGTTTCAGTGGTGATGCCGGGAACAGAGATCGCGTAGCCGACGTCGGGAGTGCTGCCTTGATTTGCGATCGTAAGAGGAAAAGTGATCGTCCCGATCCCGGTGCCAGCATTGATGTTCACGGATGCGATGGCGATCCCGGTCGTTTGGTTGAGACCACCCGCGCTGTTGGTAGTGCCATAGGTGAAAATCAGATCACCGACTGCGGGAATATTTCCCTTGATGATCGTCACGGTCAGCGTGACCACGTTGGCAGAGACGGAGTCTGAAGTGATCAGCATCTTGCAGTCTGTTCCTGGAAGACGCGATCCCCAGGCAAAGGAGGGAACATTCGGCTGGAGGAGAGGTACGACTTTTCCAACCGGATTTGTTACATAAGCGGTCATCGGGACGCCTCCAAAACAGGAATGAAGGCCAGCCCCGATTAACTGGCGGTGTTCGCTAAGACTCTACCACTCTTTTCGTTTTTTGGAACCTGCGATTGTGCCTTTGCTCCTTCGCCGTCGCCCACCGGCAGTTCCCCGGCTCGTAATTCCCATTTGGATCAGGGAAACGATCAAGACTTGTTCTAGGAGGACGTGGTCCCATATCAGCCAAGAAATGCAGAAAGGAATTGTCCCAACGACCACACACTCTGATCCCCGCCCCACCATAGGATGAGTAACGTGATCCGTTCGGATTCAGGCACCGATCCTTCATCGACTGCCAAGAACGATACTCCCTACTGAGGCCGCCAGAATGTAAGGTCCTAGCATGGCCGTGTTCGGTGAGACGCACCTGCCGAAAGCAACCGCAACTTTTTTGATGTCCGTTAAGGAGATTGGCTCTGGCCACAACTCTGAGGTTCCCACAATCGCAAAGGCAGAGCCAATAAACTGCGCGCCATTTGCGACCAGCTGGCCACTGGGCAACAAACTTCTCGAATCTGCGACCGCTTAGGTCTACATACGCCATATCAGACCTTGGTGATTATCGCATTTTGAGGGAGCGAAACTGAGTTAATTCGCTTCGGCAATCTCTCTTTGCTGCGTTCGGAAACGACCTCCGTTTCCCATCCTCCGGGCAGACCGATTTTGTATTTGAAAGTTCGCTTTGGCAATTCATGGCCGATTTCGCGTTCCACGATCTCGCGGCCGAACACTTCCGCACGCCAGTAGGCATCACCGATGAACATCTCAAGCCGCTGGCAACGCTCCCCGAAATCACCACAGTTTGCGAACAACTCGTCGCGGCTATCCCATCCGCGGTTGTACCCGAACGACCCGATGTGCGTGCACTTCGTGATCCCGGGGGATATCGTCTGCGTTTTGTCGAGGTCTAGGACACGCTGAATCAATCCGTCCTGCTCGTAGTGCTGGATCCCGAAAGGCGTGTTCAGCTGGCTACCAGGAAAGGTTTTCTCCACGTATCCGGGCATGTCTGCGTAGTACTTCGGATTCGCGTGTTGCACGACGAGCTCGAGTTTCTTCCGGGCAAAACAGGTGCCAATCGCGTAATACCACGGTTGGAACATCACGTCGTCGGTGATCGGCGCGTGGCGATTGAAAATCCAAGCCATCGTCGCAAATATTCTTGGCCACTGATCATGCTGCGCGCGGTGCCACGCGAAGAAATCCGGGTGGACCATGACGTCGTCTTCGACGTAGAAAACACGGTCGAAGCCTTCGTTGTACGCCCACCGGAACGCCTCCATCGTGTTCATCGTGTTGCCGTGGTAGTCGTGGTCCGGGACGGTATGGATCTGCGTGAGACCGGTCCTGAAGGTCCGCAGGGCCACTTCCGTCTCGAAATCTGTGGCGGTGCAGCGGTCCGGGAACACTGCGACGGCGATATGTGGTTCGGCCGCCCGGATCCGTTTCAGACAGCAGTAGAGGTGTTCGGGCCTTCGGTATGTGGTGACGAGGACGACTTCTCGCATTCTTCCATCAGCTTTCTGGCTCGCGCAATGGATCGCGAGGCCCATGTCTCGTGGATGTATCCGCAGATTCTTGCTCTCCCGCTCCAACTCGGCAAATCGGTGGACCGGGACACTTTAAATGCTTCATCGGCACGTTGCCGCGCCCAAGCGGCTTCAAGGACCATTTCGCCGATCTGTGAAAGAATGCCCTGGCCTTCGTTGGCAATCGTTCTCTGCGCCACGAACGTGAGATCGACATTCTGATCGCCACCTAGCCAGCAGTGCTCAACCCACCGTTTGTACGTTTCGCTCATCGGAAGTGCCAGTGCTTGTAAAACGGCGTCGCGTATTTCCGGGTGTCCCGGGCCGATCTCATATTCGAGGGGTTGGCGGTTGGCGACCGGTTTTCGTTTCCCGTCCTCGATCTCCATGATGAGCGTGCGGATTAGCGAGCGGTTGGCGTATCCGGTCGTGTCCTCGAACTTGATCCGTTCATGCCACTGATGGGCGCAGGTGATCGTGTCGACGTACTCGATCGACCAGCCGTTCAATCGCAGCAGGTGGAACAAATAATCGTCTTCGTGCCCGTAGCCGTAAAACAGTTCTTCATAGCCACCGATCTCGAGCATCTCCTGCCGGCGAAAGGCGTGCGGACCGGCACCGGAAACCCACCCAGGGCGCGAGCCCTCCCGGGGGTGGTTGTACCAGCCAGCGAAGGATCCGTCTTGGGCAAGGTCTTTGATCAGCGGCGTGGCCAGAATTTTGCTACCGGCATCGACTGTGAGTACGAGTTCCTCGATTACCGTCGACGATTCGTGGAGGACCTCGGCTGTTTGAAGGATTGCGATCTCGCCTGTGCACGCGTGAAGGCAGAGGTTCCAGAGTTCCGTGATGGATTGAAAGACGGGATAGGGCTCGAGCCGCGGGTTGTGGATGTATTTTGCTCCAAAGGCTTCAGCGACTTTTTTGGTGTACCCATCGTCTTCCTCCTCCACCACGATCAGTTCAAGAGGCCCGGGATATTTCTGCCGGCGAATCGAATCAAGGGTCTTCTCGAGCAATGCGCCACGGCGCCAGCAGGGGAATGCGATTGAAACGGAAGGCCAGTTCATAGTTGCTTGTACCAAATCGAGGAACCACCGGCCGCCTGGTTGGGAGTCGGCGAAATTAGTTCCCGGACGGCGTGGACAACCCCGGGCCATCCCCAGTCGTAATCGTGACCGCAGATCAAACCACCGGTAATAACCAGCGGGAGCCACGCGAGGATATCGGCTTTGACGCTGGCGTAGTCGTGCGCCGCGTCGATAAAGACCATGTCGAAACGTTTTTTCTGCATGGCAAAAGCGGCAGCAGCGGAGAGAGAGGACCCGCGCATCGCCACAACGTGACCGGTCCTCAAATGATCCGCGAGGTTCGTATTGAATTCCTGGAACAGGTAATCGGGGGCCTTGTCCTTCAACTCGTCTTGATTTTCGGCGCTCCCTTCCCAAGTGTCGATCGCCACGATCGCGCCATCTGTTGCGTCGGCCATCGCCCGGGTCGAGCGGCCCATCCAGCAACCGATTTCGGCAATCAGGTCGCTGTGGTGTGCCTGTTCCGCGAGCCACTCTAACTCCGGTGGGCTCATCCATCCCGGTACGCGCAGTGCTTTTTCGATGTTCATTATTTTTTCGCTGGATCCGGACTAAGATCAAGTACTTTCACGCGCTGCGAACTCACAGCAAATGAATCGAAGCAGTGAACCGTAACTCCATCTTGCTGGCCGCACTGGTGGTACTTCAATTCACCAATCGCTGCGCCGAAAATTGGGGGTTGGAAGTCGCGCCTCCAATAAACGGAGAAAAATTCTTCCCTTGGCGTGCGGACAAAACTACGATATGGGCCGTTCCCAAATTGGCTCAGTGGCAAACAATCCACGATGTTGCCGATCGCCTGATAACTCTTTCCATTGGGAACCGTCTCCGCTCGATGCTTGGCATCAGGCAGGAAAATACTCGCCGCAATTAGCGCAGCGGCCACAACCCCAATGATAGCCAGCGGCCAAAGGTTCACTGCGTGATGGACGGAATTGTCAACAGAGTGATCGTCGTAGACTTCTGCACTCCCATCGTTCTTGACTTCATCTTCGTCAGCCATATTTTCCTTTCTTACCGTACCAGGTTCACCGAAATATAAAGTCCCTCTTCGGATCGTCTTTATCGTGGCCGCGGCCGCCAACGTGGATGCTGCGGCGCATCGAAGGTTCGGACGGAGCATACACCATCAGCTTGTAATCCTCCCACGGGGAATCGCAGACGTGCCCGTACATCGCCGGCTCGATCTCCGTGTAGCTCCGGTCGCTGAATTTCGTCGGATCGAGCATCTGTCGGACGTACCACTCTGTTTTTGTCAGGTGCGGACAGCCCCAAAACTGGACGGTGCGGATCATCGGCACGCCACAGACAAGCGGAGGCTCGCAAATCTTCCGTCCACCGTGGTGCCCATCGGCGCCCTCGAAGCAGTCGAGCATCAGGTGCTGGTGCAGTGGATGGATTTCCTCGAGGTTGTGAAAGCGCACGCAGTTCGTTCGCTCCTGCTGAATCGCGTTGACGATCCCTTCCCAATCTATCGGATCGAGTGTGAGGGCGTAGTCGTGTTCGATGTAAAGCATGAGCGGAGTTTTGACGTTTGGCAGCGCCTGCCGGAACATCTGTGCCTGTTGGACGCTGTGATCCCAGGCCGCGAGCCGCACGCACGGACGGTACCGCATCCGCTTTTTGTATTCCTCGTAAGCTGGCCGGCGCGATTCGTGTTCAGGTTCCCGCACGCCATCGCAGAGCAGCAGGATCTCGACGCCTCCGAGGTGATGCTGGATGCTGTCGATCACCTGGTCGACGACGACCGTGCTCGGATGGCTCGGGATCGGCGACGTCGTCATGACAGCGGTGATCACGTCTTTATACATTGGGCTTTCTCCTGGAGTTCCATAAGGTCCTGGGCGAATTGAACTTTAAAATTCGATTTGTAACGCGCCCACCACTGCATGCACATCGGTTGGAGATTTTCGTAGTTGGCTTTGATCTCCTTCAGGTAGGTCGGCAGGAGCGACCAGTCCCGAATCACCGGAAGCGGATGCGAGCCGAGAACGTATGTCCAAAATCCGGGCTCCGGACGAGTCGGGCTGTGGTCATCCAGAATCGGCACCGCACCGCATTCCAGTGCATCCCACGGACGAGCAGCATCCGGTGAGAAAGGCCCGGACGGGCAAGGCACGATCTTCGCCCTGCAGAGCGTCCGGTAATATTCGCTTAGGGATATCCCCTGAAAGTATCCGCGGGTCTCGATCACGATCCCGCCCCAGTCGACCGTCCGCAGGGCGTTAACACACGCGAGCCGGCGCCCGTGGGTGATCTGCCCTCCGAAGAACCAGTCGAGGTCCTTCTCGCACTGAACGACGTGCCTCCAATGGTCGTGGCCGTAGCCGTCGACGATGTAGCGATCGGCGAAATCATGCCGGCCAGGAAGCGGCTCCTGTATCCACACGATCTTATTCGGGTGTTCCATCTTCTCGATCGGGAAGCTGCTCTCTTCGTCGCCGAGGGCGATGATCAGCACCCATTTTGGGAATTTCTGCAGGTCGAGGTTCAATTTGTCGAGGCCACCGAGTTCTCGGCCACCGTGAACCACGACGACGGCACCGTCCACTTCCGGCATCCGACCACGCCCAGGATAGTGCGGTCCGCAAGCGTAGTGATCGAACAGGTCGTTGACCATCGCAGTGCAGCCATAGTAGCCGCGGCTGTCCTCCTGCGCGTGCCAGATGATCGGAACTTTCATATCCCCAACCAGTGCAGATTTTCCGGGCGAACCATCCACAGCACGGTTTCCTCGACGCTTTGTTCAAAGGACCGAAGCGGTCGCCATCCCATTCCTAGCAACTTGGTGCCGTTCAGTCCCGACCGCATCGCAAAGCCAGGGCGCGCGATCGCGGCGTTCACGCGTTCATACCGGATTGGCCTCTTCAAAATCCTTTCCACCTCAAGGACCAGTTTCAAATTTCGATGAGGATGGATTCCGGCAACGTTGTATTTGTCGAGAGGCTTGCCATTCTCGAGCAGGAACATTAGCGCAGACACTACGTCCCGGGCATGAAGGAAATCGCTAACGTAGTGATGGCCACTTTTCTGGTCGACGTAGATCGTGACCGCTTTGTCCGTGAGGCCAGCGCGCACCACCCGCGGGAGGAATTTGTCGGCTGGTTGCCGCTCCCCGATGAGGCTCATGCACGTTGCGATGACGACCGGGACCCCGTAGGTGTTGCCCCAGGCCAGAGTCAATTCGACTGCGGATATTTTTGTGGCTGCATAGGGCGTGAGGGGATTGTAAGGCGACTGCTCGGTCAATGTGCTGCCGTCAGGAGACGGACCATACATCTCATCGCTCGACAGGTAGAGGAATTTCTTAAGGTTCTTTTGCCGGCGCGCGAGCTCGAGCATCTGGCAGGTGCCTAGGATGTTCGCCTCCATGAACACCAAGGGCGCGTTCAGCGATTCGCTCAGTTGAGTGCGACCGCCAAGGTGAACGATGTAATCCAATTGGCCGATGGTGTTCATGGTTGGCTCGTTCACGCGGTCCTCGAGCCTGATGGCGTGCTGGCTCACTCGTGGAGATTCGAAAGCCTTCAGTTCCTGCAATCGAATCGCCCCGTGAGTGAATCTGTCGAACAGGACGATCTCCCAGTCCGTATTCTTGAGAAGGAATTCGACGAAGTGCGCGGCTAGGAAGCCAGCGGCGCCCGTGATCAGTATCTTCATCAGTTTTTCCTGAACGTCGTGCGCGGCTTGGCCATTCCCACGCGCCAGAATTCTTCAGCTTCGGCCCACGGTGCCCATTCGAACTTCGTGAGCGTTGGATCCGGCTTCAGGTTTCCTACCTGGTCGAATCCCATGCAGAGCACTTCCCAGTTGATCCGCAGGAACTCCCGGACCTCATCATCGGTCAGGTTGTGCTCGTCGCAGACCGGAAGATTGATGAACGCCGTTGCCGGTGGGGCATCCGCACTCGCGTAGAATTCGAGTTTCAACGCGCGTGTTCCGGGCTTCCCGCAATCAGCCTTTGTGCAATTTGGCATGGTTCTCTCCTCGTACAATGTGCAGGATCTCATTCATCCGGTCTGTCCAAGTGTCCCGATTCCGCACGTATTGAGCACACAGTTGCCGAATCGAGTTCCTTGCCACGTCGTTGCTGAGTGCCCATTCGATTTTATGATGCAGGTGGTCAAGGTCCTGCGGGACGTAGCGGGTGACTGGATGGTCGCCGAGGCCCTCGACGCCCGGATGAAGCAGGAACCCGAAACGACCGCAGGTTTCCGGTAAGCGATCAGACCAATAGTTCGGCGTGCCAGCGAAGATGCAGTCGCCAACGACCACCTTGCAGGATGCGTAGAAATCGTTCAGTGCGTGCCCACGGACGTCCGTGATGTGCCTGAAGCGGCCACCATAGGTCTCCTCGAGCCACTCCACGAGTTGCGGACGGAACGGGTATTCTGCGTGGTATCCCTTCGCTCCCACAAAGCCTACGTCGCAGCGGAACTCTTCGCGTGGAACGCCTGGGTGGCAGTAGACCTCGCTCATTGCCGGCTTCATCCAAATGTGATTCACGCCGGCCGCAAAAAACTCAGCCTGGTGCGATCCGTCCGCTGTGAACACGAACTCTGTTTTCCAGAATGGATCCAAGCCGATCCGCTTCTCTCGATCAGGGATGCCCCAAAATTTGTCGAGATGCATGGAGACCGTGGGAATCTTCCGCTTGCGGAGATCCTGCAGGAACATGAGCATCGCGTTGTCCGGGACCTGGGAAAAATTCCGGGTGTGGACCCACAGGAAAATATCGTTCCATTCCATCGCCTCTTCGAGCATCCGCAGGTTCACCTTGTTTTCCTGCAACGTCTCGACCTCGACACCTAGGCGCTCCTCGAGTGCCCACTGCACCATGCTTTCGGTGCTGTCGGTCGTGAGGAAGTTCCCGAGGAAAGCGACCCGATTCAATGCTCTCCCTGCGGAAATGGGCGCCTGCCGTGGACGGACGTCCAGCATGTGTGTGTCGAGAATGTCTTTGAACATCTGATTTTGAACAAGAAAATGATCCCTAGAATTCTGCTCGATCTGGTCCGGGTAGAGGCGCAGGATGTTCTCGACAGCGTCGTAAATATCAAGAGCCGAGACTTCGTAGAGGTCGGCTAGGTTGTAGCGGCCGGCTTTCCTCGCCGGCAACCGTAGCGCAGCACCGAACTCGTTCATCGGTGGGGCATCCGTGCTGATCACGAAGGCATTGACGCCTAGGGCCTCGTGCAAAGCGTGCCCGTATCCCTCCGTGGCGGCCGGATAGATGTGGAAGAGGCACTCGTTCTGCAGCACTTTCAGAGCATCTTCGGATGCGCGGTCAAAATAAGTTACGTTCGGAAGTTCTGGCTTGTCCTGGAGTACGCTGCTTATCACGAACAGGCGAGCGTCCAGCGCCTTGCCGTTCTTTTTCCAGCGCCAGGCATCCACGACCGCTTGAGTTCCGCGGATTGAGGAATTCCCACCGATGTGCAAAAACCACGGGAACCTCGAAAGGTTTTCGTTGTACTGATCCCGGGCCATGAAGCCGGTGTAGTGCGTGCGCTTCGGCCAGAGTGGAGAAAAAAGTCGAAACGCCTCGTGAGTTTTGGCGAAGATTTTGTCGATGTTCCGGTCGATCAACCGGATCATCTCTGGCTTCACCCACTCTGGATTCAACCAGGCCCACTTCACCGGTGCCAGATTGAGCAGGTGCCGCGGGATCACTTCGAGGAAGATCGCGAGGTCGTATCTTTCCTGAAACGCCGGCGTGCCATCCATCGCCTCTTGCGGGAGGTCGTATTGGAGGCCCACGACGCCGTGTCCTTTCGAGTGTAGGTAATCTCCGAGGAGTTCTTCATCCCGCGTGAGCCCGATGCCGTTCAAGTTCGTCACGATCGCAATTTTCATGTTTTCGTTCCGGTCTGCGTAACCTGCATTTTTATCGTCTTGAGGAGAACGTCCACTTCGTCGATCCCGATGCCAGGAAATCGCGTGAGAGTGAACTCTTGTTTCTCTACGTTGTAAGCTAGGATTCCGAGCGGCACGCGACCACACCCCCGCAGAGCATCCATCGCCTTCCTGAACTCGGCCACTTCTTCCGAAGTGGTCTCCTGGGGTCCCATGTCGGGCGAGAGTATATACCGCTTCTCCGTAAATGAAAATTGGGAACACGAGGCGAGACGCGTTCCCAATGTGGAAATCCTGATTCGTCGATTTTACGGAAGGAGGACCATCACAGGAGGATAGCCCTGAAGTTGCGGCCACGACGATAATTTGACGGTGCCGATCCCTGCGTCGTGCTCTCCGCAAAATCCCAAGTACGTCGCCAGCGGCATCGAGAGATTATTTTGCTCCCAAATCGCTTTGATATTCGGCCAGAGTTCAGGAGTCGGTTCGATCAGGACCATGTTCGACGCTCCACCGACCATCGAAGCGTAAAACACAGCTTGCCACCCATCAGCCGCACCAACTTCGTAGAAAAGCATCCCTGCTTTCAGGTGCTCGAACATCGACTCGTGCCGTTCTTTTTCCCACGTATCCCACCATCCGTGATACTCGGCGAGAAAACGAGGAATGCGAACGACCCACCGTCCACTGATTTGCTGCTCAATGAATTCGATGCTTTCGATAGGTCTGAACTTCTGCCCGGCTTCATACCGTCCAATCGTGTCGCCAACGATCTGGCCGTCCACCATGCGATTCATCGGCACTTCGTCCTCCGGTACTTCGGTACTAAGCAACCAACCGTACTGTACCATTCCCAAAAGCTCGCCCGATCAGCAGACTGTGGGTAGGAGGACATGATGAAGCAGACACCCGAACAAATCGCCTTTCGCGCCGACCTCTGGCGCAAGTTCGTAAGCGGCTACCAGGTGGTGATTGTGACGGCGCCCGACACTTTCTCGGATTATTGTGCTAAATTCCGCGAGCGTTGGATCGCAGGGAGGTAACGATGGAATTCCTTTCGTTTTGCGTGTTCTTGGCCTTTTTGGTTTATTACGTGATCGCTGCGATTGATCGCACCACCGACGAGATCCGGGCAAGCCGCGAGGACAAGGTCGATGTCAGCCACATTTCCGGTGATATTTGGGAGCACGAATGCCGGATCACGGGCTGCCGTGGCAGCCACCGCGCGCACATTTAATGGGTCTCTTCTTCTTGCGGTGTCTTCCAGAATTCATCACGCTTCGCTTCGAGGCGTTCTTTAATCTTCGCGTTGTCGAGGTCTTTGTCGTAAACCGCTAGTGTCGTTTGAGTCTGCGGGTCGTGAAGATGATTGATCCCCATTTCGTCACGTCCGCGAAATTCTAGGTCTGTGCCCTCAATCGCCTTTTTCACTTCCTCAGAAGCCTTGGCAGTTGGCTTTTCTTTCGGAATGAACTTTCCACCACGCGCAAGTTGCGCGCGAGGCGAGTTGATTTCGCCCAAGTGCTCGATGTCCCCGTCGTAGGTAACTTCGGTACCGTCTGCCGTGTGAATTTTCCCGTCCTCGGTGATCTCCATTACCCGTCGTGGCTCGCCTTCGTGGTCAACGAACGTGTCGCCAACCTGGAGGTCTTCCATCCCAGTCTTTTTCACTGGGCCAAGTTTCTCTTTGTCGAATGCGTCCTTCACGTCCTGCGAAAGCCCTTCCCACACCGATCCCGTGGGCGCGTGCTCTGCACCGATTTCCCCGAGATTCATTTCCCGAGGTTCGGTCGTCGCCGCATTCGCGCCCTTCGCAAGGCGCCGGCGATCGTAGGTCAGCTTTGTCGTCTCCGGGTATTCCTGCTTCAGCGCATCCAGTAGCGGCCCACGGATCGCGTCGGCCCCAAGGTCGCCACCGAGCCAGTGAACGTGTAGCACACCATCGCCCCGCGGCTCAACGGTTATGCTGCCCACTCGCTCCCCGTTCTTCGTAATCTCATGCTGCGTACCGAGACCCTCGCCGAGGTCCTCGCCCTTGCCCAATTCGAAGCCTTTTCCGAGCGGTTGGATCCCGACTTCTCGGGCAGGAGGCACCATCGGCTTAACGCCCCCACCTTCGCCCACAGGGGCGGTTTCCGGGGGTTTAGCCGCCTGGCCGGGGGTTTTCTCGTAGATTGGCCCTCCATCGGCCGTCCAGCCCACTACGCGCGGCTTGGCCTCCCCTGTGTAGCCACGGGCCATCTGGCCGGCCCCTGGCCGCCCTTTGGGCCGACGATACGTCTGTGGCTGCGCCTCGGCCCCAATCGGCTCCTTCGGGAACATCTCCGGGTGGGCCAGTTCGGCCGCTCCGGGCTCCGGGAGGGGCGTTCCACGTGGAACAAGTTCGCCGATCCCGGGCAGAAGTCCTTTAGGTCCACCAATTGGAGGCACAGATTCAGGCAGCAACCCTGCTGGCGTGGTCCAGCGGCCACCCCGGACCGGACCGGATGGTCCTGCGTCGTATCCTGCTGGCACAGCTGGCGCTGGCAAGGCGGCCCGGGCCGGATTTGCCGGCTCTGCGTACTGCGGAGGAACGAAAGGCGCTGGAGCCGTGAACGCAGGAGCCTCGGGTGGTTTGAGGTTCTCGATCCCGCGGCGAATCATCACATCCGGCTTGTTGAAGTGTTCGGCAACTTTCCCGAGGCCATAGAGACCCGCAGCCATCACTCCGTGGCCGGCCAGAAGCGATGCTAGGCCACCAGCAGTGCCGAGGAAATTGTAAAGGCCTGTCGGTGCCTTTCGATCATTGACGTTCACCTTTTTCTCGAGTTCCTTTTCGAGAGTCGTCATGTGCCCGTAATCCTTACGGGCCTCGGCCGTTTCCGTTTCGCCTGCATGTTCGAGCGTGTCGTTCAGTTGTTCGCGGATCGCGCGCCGCGCAGTTTCCCATCCAAGCGTGTCCGGGTTGGCTGCGAGTGCGGATCGCCGCGCAGTCGGATACTTGTTGAAGTAACTCTCGACTTGCGCGTTCGCGTATTTCTGAAGATCGCTCGCCTCGGCGACGGTCCGCGACCGCTCGAGTTTGTCCGCGAGACTTTCTAAGGTCTTCACGCCAGCCTCGTCAAATTGCCGCATCTCGGGAGTTATCGCATCGCGGACAGCTTTAGCGGCCGGCTTCATGTCGACGGGCCGCGGCCCCTGACGATCGAGTGCCGGCTGAACTTTTTCATCCCACAGTTTTTCCTTCATCTGTGGAATCGCGTCTTTGAAATCTTCAAGGCCGGTGATTGGAGTTTGTGCGTGCTGTTCCAGAATTGCGCGCTGCACGCCCGGACTTTGGATCGCGTCCTGCCATCCCGTCGCGCGCGCACGCGGTCCCACGCCCTTCGTCAGGAGTTCGTGTCCCTCGAGACCCAGGCCCAACGGATTCCCAAGAGCATCAAGAGCAGCACCGCCAGCTTTCGCAGTCGCCGTTTTCCCGAGGCCACCGCGCGCGCCGATTTCTCCGATCGCAGCACCACCGCCAGCCGCTTCGGCAAGGCCACCCAGTCCCTCTTCTGCTTCTTCAGGTGAAAGGCCGCCACCGAGATCCTCCTTGCTTACATTCGAGGCGTACTTCGAAACAATCGGAGCCGCAGTGCTGAGACCGTGAGCGACGAGAGCCGGCCCAACGATTTCAGGAGCCGCAATCGCGCCAGCACCTATGGCGACATTCTTCGGCTCTGTCAATCCAGAAGCCATCCGCGCAGTTCGCGCCGCGAGATCATAACCCTGCGATGGATTAAAGATCGACCCGAGAGTCCCACGCGGCTTCTCTCCACGGCCAGTGGCTTGGATATCTGCTTCATGCGCTGCATCGGATTTTTTCTGTGCGATATCCCCGATCTTTCCGAGACCCTCGCTCGTGTCGGTGAGAAAACTGAGGGGATTCAGGCCGTGTTTGATCCTGTCCCAAGTCGTGTTCTTTCCCGCAGCCTCGCGGTCGAGAAAAGTTTCCGGTTTCGCTTCGGGCGCAGCAGTCTCATCATCTCCAACGGAGAAGTCAGATCCACCAGCGGCCGGCTTTTGCTGGTCGTCGTCCTCGATCGTGAATTCAGGATCCTTCTTTACGGCTGCTGCCACTGGCCACCCTTCGCTCGAGCCACGATGTTGCCTTGTTTGTCCTTCAAAACTTTATTATCGGGAACGTTGGTTGCGTCTGGTGCGCCTTTGGGTGGTGTCCAATTCTCCACTGCACCCCCACCTGCCCTTTCCGGGAAGGCTCGCTCCGGTTTGTTCCCTTCAACGCGCGGAACTTTCTTCCAGAGACGAGAGAGATTTTCGTCGAACTTCCGAAGTTGCTTGTCTGCGTACTTTGAGTCACCACCGACGCCCGGGATCGTATTCCACAACGCCTGGGCCTGAACCTCGGACACGCGCGAACCACCAGTGAGTTGCTTCGGCAAAGCAAGAGCGGCTTCGCGCAGAGAGAACACGTCCTGAACGTAAGCCTTCGATTTGTCCGACATGAGTTTGACTGCGCCGGCAGTTGTCAGATCGTTCGGTCCACCGGCCAGTGCCGTTTTGATCAGAGTGCGCTCGTAAAGCCCCTGATCGAGAGCCTTGCTGCTCGAGGACAGATTCCGAACCTTCGCGCCCATATCGTTCAGGACCGACGTATTCTGCTGCGCGTCCTCGCGATCCTTCGTCGTCGCCTTGATGATGTGCGAGAGGCCGGCTTCCTTCGCCTCGCCCCGCGGCATAAGCTGCATCACACCGTCTTTGTCGTAGCCGATCACCGGCTCTTCATCGGCTTTCATTTTCGTAAGCGCCTGAGTCGGCGATTCCTGTTTGTCCTCTTTCGAACGACCGAGGTCTGCGAGCGACTTCCCAAACGTCGGGCTGCCCGGGGTGATATCAATCAGCTGGTCGTGCGCGTGGCCGTCGTCACCAACGATCGACCGCGTCTCGGTCTTCTGATTCGGCTGGCCTTTGTAAACCACGTTGGACGTCGCCGCGGCGCCATTCTTCCCAGGAGTGATCTGCACGATATCGCCGTTCGCCGATTTTTCGAAGTGCGGCTTGTTCTGCGTCGCTTCCGCGATATCCTTCACGCCCTGCGGTGTCCCTTCTTCATCGAGACCGTGGAGTTTGCCTTGGGCATCCTTCCAGCCAGTGACGTTGCCCTCGGTGTCACGCTCGAGATTTTCTTCGCCTTGCATTTTGGCGAGGCGCTGCTTTCCTTCCGCAGTCTGTACGTCGCGCGCAGCCTCTTCGGATTTGAGGTTTCCAGCCTGGCCTTCGGCGGCCGTGCGCGTTGCGAGTTCCCGCTTCAGAGTATTTTCCTCACCGCTTTTTTGTAGGTCTGTCCCGGGAATGTTCAGCGCGATCCCGGGCGCCAATGTGTCGAGAGCGATGTTTCCGATCCTGCCGGCAACGTGGCCGATCTTCCCGAGGATCCCCGGATGATTGTCCGGGCTTCCCCACGGGTGTTCTTTTTGCTCCTGAATCCGGGCCAGTTCGCTTGCTGTTTCTGCAGCACTTCCGATCGGTGCGCCTGGCGACGATGTGGGCAGCGCCATTTTTTCGGTGTGCGACAGTACCGGTGGCGCCATCGGTTTCACAGCAACTCCACCCTCGGGCATCGCCGGCGTCCCGCCCATATCGGGAGCCGTCATATCCGCGACCTTGTGCTCAGGCATGTTCGGTTGCACAGTCGCGCCGAGGGCCAGTTCACGGGCGAGGCCCGTCAACGGATGACCTGCACTTTTTTCGACAGGAAATGAGGTCGGGGGAGTCATGGGCGCGACGTCTGACTTCGGCGCCATCATCGGTGCCACGATCGCTGGCGGGATCGTCGGCGCAGGTGGCTCGGGCCGTTTCAAAAGACCGAGGCCCTCGAGATGCTGATTCAGCAAATCGGGGTCGCTCGGTGCCGCCATGATATCTTGCAGGGTTAGCGCCACGGATTTTCCTGCATTCTACGCGCCATGCCGATCTTCGTTCTCTCGCTTATCTTGGCGCGTGTCTCATCTGAAACCGGATGGCCTTTGAGTGTTTTGGAAATCTTCTCTTTTTTCTGCGCCGCACAAGGTTGGAAAATTCGCGTGGTCCCACCAATGGTTTCGTTGTATCCATTTGGAACCATCGTCTGGAATGATTTGATGAAATACTCTTCCAGCCGTTTGAGTTTGGCTTTCGGAACCATCCCGGACCAGACCCTCGAAATGTGGAAGTGTTCTATCCCATGTTCGCGCATCGCGGCATGTAAGGAATAGCCTCGACCTTTCCTCGCCCAAGATAGGTGACCGCTCCAACGCCTGTCGAGTGGCATAGCACATGCTCCCACATAGGCTTTCCCGTTCAGATCGTTGGTGACGATATATACCTGCATTTGAAAAATGCCTCGCTCTTTAAGACGTGGCTTTGTATGCCCCCGCAGCTTGACTACCTAGGTTACCAATTGTCCCCAAAATTCCCTCAGTATTCTGGAGCCAGCCGGATTTTCCTGCCTGAAGTTGGGTCTCAAGGTCTTGGTTTTGCAGGCCCATCGCCCGGAGTTGGTTCGATGTATCCGTCCCATAGAGACCCTGAAGAGCACGAAGTGCTTCCTGCTGTTTTTGCTGCGCGAGATCGGCACTGCGATTCTGAACGTTCAGGGCACCCGTAGCGAGAGTGCGCCCCTTTGATCGTGCGGCTTCGGCCAATGCAGGGGCGAAGCCTCCTGCGGTCCGCGTGCGAAGAGCGTTCAACTTTCCTTCGCCACCGACAGTCGCATTTGCGCCCCCGGCCGCTTCCTGCTGCGACACGAGCATATTGTTCAGCGTGGTGGGATCGTAGCCGGTAGGATGAGTGGCTTGCTGCTCGAGAACTGGGGTTATCGTGGATCCGATCTGCGAAGCGTTCGAACCTGCTGTTCCGGCGACTCCACCGGCAACTTTGCCTTGCTGTTTTGCTTCGCCAGCCGCACCGCGATCAAAAAGGATCTTCGGGTCCTCGAAAAATTCGCCGTCGTGGGAAAGGAGTCTGCCGGTCTCGATATCGAATGCCGGGTTGAGAAGAAATCGGGCCATAGCTGGTGCTCCTCACTGATCCCGATTCGACTGAGAGTATGCCACAAATCGGGAGGCTTGTTCACTACTCTTCTATATTCAGCGTGTACGACTGCCACGGGGAGCGGATGAATCCGAGTTCCAGTAATCGTTTTTCGAAGCTGGCTTCAATTTCTCGCGGCACAAAAGCAGTCATCTGCTCGAGCCCGAGCCGCCACGCTTCGCACTTCACGTGCTCCTTAAATTCCTGCAGCCAGGTCCACCGCTCTTCCGGCGTTCCCACCGTGTGATCCACGAGCAGATAGAGCTCGGACGTGATCTTCAAAAAACTGAACAGTGCCGGTCGGCCTTCATGTTCGTAAACCGACTTCACGACGAACAAGGGATTTGGCTCTTCTTTCCCGGCTGACGACGTCTGCGTCAGATTCGGAAAGCAAGTCGCCGGCAGTTCATTCGCTGCGTGGACCTCACGCGCTTTCTCGATATCCGAATCTTCGAAATTTCTGATCATTTGCTCTGTCGCTTCGGCGCCGGCGCCGGCCGAAACAGGACTTTACCAAATCCAGAGCCACCCTGCTGCCCTGTCGGTTGGGCAGTTCCGCTTCCGGTCGACGGAAGCAGCGTCATTTTCTGCGACCCGCCAGGATTCACGGCCGTGGGCGTATCTCCACCAAAGTGAATCGGCGCGCTCGGATCGCTTCCGGGATATTGCGAGTAAGCCCGGAAATAAAAATTCTGCGGATTGCCGTTGTCATCGAGTGCCGGCAGCGTGATCGGCTCCATCGAACGGCTCGCTCCTAGTTGTTTTACGTGCGGTTGTGCAAACGATGGGGTGGTGTCGTATTCCACGAAGTAATGAAGGTTTTTCTGAATTGGATTATTGTCGGTGACCACAGCATGCACGAGGCCCGTTCCGTTCGTCTTGACGGTAAGCTGCTGCACCACCGGAGGAGCGGTCACTTTTCCGGTCGGGTCGGCAGAGAGATGCAGACCTAGATTGTTCAGACCCTCTTGGAGTTTGCCAACTGCGTCGTCGAGGTACTGCCCAAAGATCGGGATCTGTTGGATGAATGACCGTTCTTTTTCAAGACTGACAGGCATCGCCGCTCCTACGAATTTACGCCGCGGACCGGACTCCATGGATCCTTCGTCATCACCATCACGACGCGCGCCAGATTGAATCCCGAACCGACTGCGTTCGAGTTGAACAGAACGAACAATCTGTTTCCGACCTCGTTCACTGGAACTTCTGCGTCGCCATTCGTACTGGCCGGCAACGTGAGGTTCGGCAACAGCACATGCGAATAGGGAGTATCGAGCGTATTTGGGTACACGGTCAAAATCACGGTGCCATTCCCGCGGATCAGAAGAGTCATGTATTCGAAGGTGTACCGCGTCACGCCGATTTGCCGCGCCTCTCCGGTTTCCGATGGCACAAAACCGGCCGTCGCATAAAGCTGGTTGATCGCAGCGCCGTCGTCCTGCATCAAACCGTCGATCATTTGATAAATTTTCCCCGTGGCATCGGAATTCCCGACGAACAGCGGCATCGAGTTGTCCGCACGCTGGAGGAAAGCAGCGCATGGCGCCTTCAGAAGCCAGATGGACCACTTCCGCACGATATCCGAGGCGATTAATTTCCCGGAATAGCTGCGGTGGATCTGAACGCTGTCGGCTAGGGCGCTCGAGGTGTTCAGTTGTTTATAGTTCAGTTCGAGAACCACGTTCGGCGTTGACGGATTATTGTCGGTGAGCAGCCCTGCCGGCAACCACGATGGATTCTGCCCCTGGGCGTTCAACGCCTTCAGCGGCACTCCCACAAGAATTCTCCGGTTGGCCACATCATTGCGGACCCACGTCGTGTAAGCGAAGGCAGTATTGATCTGATTCCAGACCGCTTGGATTTCCTCACTGAGTTTGACCGGTTGCCCACCGAAGAAAATGAAGAGACCTGCAGGGCCGGCGATCAGCGACCATTCCTCGCCAGAGTTCGGATCATCCACTCCGAAGGTCACGGAATAAGGCCCAAATCCTCCAACGGAATTGGAAACGACCCGCGGTTTAGTCCAGTTGGCCGGCTCCGTCGTGTCGTTATCGTTCACAGCCACGAACGATCCGCTTTTCACGACGTAAAGTGTGCCGAAGAGGGTGAAGGCCGTGACGACGGGCTGCTGATTCTGCTGGTTGGCTTGAACCACACCACTCAGCCGGTCGAATTGCTCGAACGCCTGGGTGTAACTGCCGATGATCTGCGTGTTCAGGTTCGGCGTCTCGGTTGGGAACGGCTCGACACGGTCGATTTGGATCTGAACGCCATTTGGAATGTTCGCAGCGTAGATCCTGATCAACAGGTCGGCCGGCACAGGCGAAAGAGTCGTCGTCAGCATTTTCCCCGTGAAAATTTGCATCGTGCTGCCGATGGAGGCGAGCGACAGAGTGAACTGCCCGAGTATGAGGCCCGACGACGGGCTGAATAGATCAACGACGAGATTTCCAGAAGCCGCTCCGGTCGGACACGAGCAGGTGATCCGCACGCTGTAGGTTGTCGACGGCTCGATGATCGGCACAAGGAACTCGTCCTGGAATGCCGGTTGCGTAATCATCCCGTAAAGCGCCTGAGTGCTCACGGTCTGATTGAAAATCTGGACTGCATTCCCAAACTGCGGAGATGCCACGACACTTTCGCCGCTACCATTCGTCGGGTCGACTGTCCATCCTGCCGGGACGCTCGCTGTGCTCCCGGATCCACCGGCGATCCCACCATCGAAAGAGCAATTCAGGAGGTTGAAGATTTTATTTTGCTCGCCGACCGCGAAGAGTCGCTCCGCATACGGAATCAGGGCCACACAACTGCCAAGTTCGAAGTTTTCGAAGAGGTTGTTCCCTTCAATGTCGATTTGATCCGCAGCCAGCAGTACGCCATCCGAGAAACTGAGTGTGACGCTCCTGCTCGTGTTGTCATTCACCCACGTCGACGAGTTCGTGACTTTCACTCCGTTATTGTTCACGACGACCGGTTGAGGGATGTTGTAGAAATTCCCACCATTCGCACCTGTCAGATGGATCACGCGCGCAATCACGTTCGACGGTCCTGGCAGCAAATCGGAGATTGTGATCGCCGAGGCCCCGGAGTTCACGTCAAATGTCGTGATCGGTGACGGTTGCGTCATGAATCCGTTCCTCGTGAGGAAGGAGTAGCACACCTTTCGCACGCCAGCGCCGATGATCCCCGAGGTCACCAGATTTCCACCAGTCTTGTTGCCGACGATCACGAGTGGGTCGAACTGGAATATCGTGCCGAAGATCACACCCGACCCGTTTTCGGCCGCCGAGTTCACATTATTCCCGAAGAGATTGATCGAGAAGGACCCCGGGGATGCCGACGCGATCCCCTGGTTGCTCTGATTGAAAATTCCGTTTCCGTTCAGCGTCCCGGTGATTGTCACAAGCTGGCCGGCAACAGGGGCGCTGCCACTGATCAACGTGTATCCATAAGTGGCTACGTTGCCGTTCAGTGAAGTGCTCGTGATCAGAAGCTGCGAAGCGTTCGGCGTCGCATTCACCGTCCAGCTTCCGTCGTAGCCGGCAGTCGGTGCGCCTCCGGTGCCGGCGATCTGCAGTGTCCCACCAACTTCCAAATTCGGTACCTGTGCGGCAGCCGTCAGAGTGGCGGTCGTCACCTGGTATGTACCCGTGGGTGCGTGAGACTCGATGTGGTTCGCCTGATTGATCGACTGCGACGTCGGCATGATCACCGTGAAATACCAGCGACTCTGAGCGGCGCCGGGAGGAACACCCTGGCCAGTTCCAGTGATGATGTAGTCGCCGTTCACGGTTTGGCCACCGAATTGGCTTGAATTGATTGCCGCGAGTTGCACGCCAGCGCCGATCACGAGATTCGGATCAGCCACGGCTAGGTTGTTCGTGCCGGCGTAATAGACCGTGAGGACGTTGCCAGCGACCGTACTTCCAGGTCCAGATGACCACAGGATTCCAGAAAGGTGGCCAGGTTCTACAGGATCGCTTTGCACCGGGGGCTGCGTGATCGAGAGAATATTGCTCGCGGCCGAAGAAGAAGATGCCGATGGTGGCGCACCGGGACCGACCTGCGAGAGCCGGTCAAAGTTCGGAGGGGTGTAGGTCCGCGGCATGTCAGTGCCGTTCAGCAGATTCGATAGCGCGATGAATTCGCGGTCGTCGACCGTCGCCGACTGAGCAAAAGTGTTCGGCTCAATCGCGGAATACACCGGGAACAAAACCGTTGGGTTATTGATCGCGTCTTCCTGGTAGAAAATCCCGTTGCTGCCAAGAGCCAGAGTGAGAACTTCGCCGCCCGTTTCCGCGAACGTCTTGATGTAATTGAAACTCGGTGGAGGATTCGGACTGACCCACGCCTTCAGCTTCACGGCTGCGATATCAAACACCGTTGGGATCTGCGCTGGCACGTTCGCCAGATTCGAGATTTCGAGGACGGTCCACGTCGCAGAGGCAACCGAAGCTGCACCAAAGGTGTCCGTTAACGACAACGTAATATGCCCTGTGTTCGGGAGCGAGACAGTGTTTTGCGCGAAATAGATGAGGACGAGCGAGCCAAAATTGGACACGTCGATTGGTCCTTGACTCATCCCGACGAGCGTGTAGAGGTTCCCTGCGGTGTCCGTGCATGTCGAACCGAGTATCGGCACTGCATCCGGTATAAGACTCGCTTGGAGGACAAAAAATAGTGAATTGCCAGCCTGTGTGGCATTCGGGAAGCCTTCGGTTTGTGGTTTGCTCGTCGCACCACTTCCGCTGGCAGATTGGACAAGAGCAGGGATTCCGTTCGTTGCGAAAAGCCCCATGACAGCGGCCCAGGAGAACGTCCCGGAAAGTGCACCACTGAAATTCACGGGGGCAGCGGACGGGAATTGCTGCATCATGAGTGCGCCGGCACTCCCGTTGGATCCGAGCCCCGTCCAGCCATTCGCGGAGATAAATCCAACGTTGTTCGCCGCATTGGCGTGTACAAATGGCGCGGTGAGCACAGTTCCGCTGTTTGTTCCGACCACGACCGTCTGCCCGTTCAGAAAAGCCGTCGCCCCACTTTGGTTGCCGATCGTCATCGTCTGGCCCGGAGCGATTGAGCAGGGCGTACTTACGGTGATCGTCAGAACATTTCCGCTGATCGTGAGACTCAGGATGCTCCACATCCCGGGATTCTGCGTCGACTTGTTTCCGTTTTGCGCGGTAGCGAGAAGAGCCCAATCCTTCGGGACGCTCGGGTTGGCCGATATCACCACCGTTGACGATTCGCTGCCACCAGCTGCGGCACCTGCGAAAGCATCGAGTTGCGTTGTGCCGGTGCCGATATTCGGAATTAAAGGTGCGCTGCCAACGATCTTCACGGGGAAATTTGGATCGTTCAGGAGTGCCGGCGTGAGCGTGAGCCCCCAATTACTGAGAGGAGTGCCGATATCGGTTGTGCCGAACAAAGTGCCAAGCTGTGCAATGATCGTGGTCGTTCCTACTGTGACAGCAATCTGCGCGCCTGCCTGCAGACCGGATTGCAAACCGTCGATCTCTACCTGCAGACCGAGGACCTGAACCGTTGCAGGGATGTTCATCGCGTAATTTATGCAGTCCAAGACTTGCGAGTTTGGTAAGCCTCCCGCTCCCATCAGCGACACTTCGGCGTAAGTGCCCGGAGTATCGAGTTCCGCATTTGTCGGATTGGACCACGGAGTTTCATTCGGCGCGTTCGCGCCCGGGATCGACGTGACGAACTTGGTGTTCTGCTTTATGAAGGAATTTCCGAAAACGAATGCGCTCTGCTTCCCCGGCCGCAGGAGCACTGATCCCAAAATAAAATCGCAATTAATCACGATGGGGCTGGCGCCTAGGGGAAGAGACTCAGGCGCGGCTTCGGTATAGAGACCCCCGAGCAGTTCGAGCGGAACGGGAGCTAGAGGTGTATCGGCATTGTTAATGGTTCACCTTCTCGGCTCGCGTTGCTGTTCGCTTTGCAATCGAGTCTGCAGACCATTTGTGTCCCAGAGAACGCTTGTTCCCGATCAGGGAGGCAGATATTTTAGCCCTCCATTCAGGAGATTGCGGTCCTCGTTTCTTTCCTCGTTTTGCGGTGCTGATTCTTCTGCCGATTTCAGGAGATCGTTTTCTTCCAGTCCACAGCGAGATATTTCCTTTCATCCTCTCGCTGCGAATTCGCTTTTCCTCTTCACTGTGACGATAACCGATAGTTCCATCTCCACCATCTGTCGTGTTGTAGCCGACCGGAGATTTGGTTTTGAGCGACTTAATGAAAAAGCGTTCTAATAACTTTAGGTTTTCTGTTGAGAGCGTTCCCGACCACAGCGAACTGATGTGGAATTTGTGGACGCCGTGTTTCCGCATCGCGCAATGGAGAGCACTTCGTAAGCCGATGCGAGCGGCAGAAAGATGTTCTAACCATCTCTTTCGCAAATCGCTTCCGAAGTGAAGGCCCACGTAACATTTGCTGTTCACATCGTTCGTGACAACGTAGATGAACATGGGCCTTATTCTACTATGCGTTTCTCAAGTAGACGGCTTCGAAGCCAATCACGTCGGCCCAAATGCCCGACACCTGCTGCGAGGGGTATTGCTGCAGCGGTGCCGCGGTCGTGAGCGATCCGTTCGGAGGAATCTGCAGCACCATCAGCCGACCGGTGGACGGAATACGCTGATAGATGTAGCCAGACCCGGAACCCTGCGCCTGGAATCCGATCATGCCCGAGTTGCTATTCGGGAGAAGCGCCGCAAGTAGCACGCTGTCGAGCAAAAAACCCCCGTTCGGATAGGTGTCGGTCGGCGCGCTGACGAGAAGCGTTCCCCAAAAACTTTGCGTTCGCTGATCGTTCGATTGGGTGAAGCCAGGCTTCACGGAGAGTGTTGCTAGTGCCATGATTTACTCCTTTGTTTCCAACCCTGGAGTCCAGGTGGCGTACTTCCTCGCCAGTCGAAGCGCGAGTGAAAATTATCCGGCCATCGTGAAGCCGGGGCCGGTCGGTCGCCAATTCGTGCCGTCGTAAACAAAAATCACAACGCTTACAAGTGTAGCATCGGGCGCAACGGCCGGTGGATCCTTGAAGTTTGGTGGCCACGCGAAAGGATGGCCACCTGTCCCGTCCTGCGTGATGATGAACGTCGCGTGTTGACCAGCCGTCGCATTCGTTACGCTGCTCGAGGTCACAGCACCGGTGAGCGTCATCGTGAAAACCGGCCAAGCCCCTAGGCCAGCGTTGAATACAGGAGTTGCACTGAACGCGACCGGCACAGGAACAAAAATATCTGCTGCCACCAGTGTTCGGGCCGTGACGGCGCCGGCAGCACCACTCGCGGGGCCGGCCAGCACCGTGTTTGGATTCTGATTCGCAAAATTCAGGTTCAGCGTGAACGTGCCGGCACCGGTGATCGGATTCGTGCCAGTGATGGACGCCGTGAACAGTGCGCCGGCACTTACTCCAAGCGTCACGCTCGTGACTGTTCCCCCACCAGATGGCAAATCAGCAGCAACAAGGGCTCGGAAGGTCGGCGCTGCAGCACCACCGGAAGAAGGGCCGGCATAGACGAGATTTGCGTTCTCATTCGCCTTGGTGACTGCGATTGTGCCGTTGCTCGCGACGGGCGATCCGGCAACGGTGAACTCTGCCGGCATCGTGAGCCCGATACTCGTGACGGATCCGCCGCCAGGAGACACGACTTGCTGATCTGGAAATATTGTGACGGGTATCCGGCCAATCGGATCGAAGAATACGATCGTGTAAGTGCCTGTGGCCGCGTAAGCGAACCAGTTTCCGAGGCCATCGGTCTGGACCGGTGCAACCGATTGATTGATCGGATTCGCGCCGGCGTTGTCGGAATAGATCGTCGCGAGCGGTGATGGAGGGATCGTCGAGGTAACTGCCGGTTGCGTGCAAAGGTAGATGATCACTCCGTCGAGGGCTGGCCCCTGAGCAGAGTTAAGCGATCCCTGAATGCGGAAGAAGGTCGACATTTATGTTTGTGTCCCCGTCGATCCAAGACCCGTGTCACCCTGGACGTTCGAACCACCGCCCTGATAGGAAAGCCGCTGGAAATTTTGCGTCTGTGAACGGCGAATGTACTCAAGCGCCATCTCGTCGATGAAGTCATCGGCCTTTTTTTCGACTCGTGCGATCACCGCGGGGTTTGCCCCGCGCGCAGATCCGTAGTCGCTGGCCATCAAATAAGCCAGTGCGTCTGCGGAATCGAGAATGAAAATGGGCGTGCTCGCGAAATTGGCGGCCGGCACGTTGATCGGTGGCTGCCCGGAGAGATACCGGATCATGAGGTCCTGCGGTTGCAGGGATCCGTTCAACCAGATCGCGTACTGGCGCCACTCCCACTGCCCGAGCCACTGATTTTGAAATCCAGACTGCAAGCCGCCGGCCGCTTCGGGAACGACCACGAATGGAAGGCCGGATCCCGTAACGCGCTGGCGCACGAGGTACACCTGCATGCAATCGGGAGGAAGGAACGGCGTCGCACTGTTGGTGGTGCCGTTGTTCGTTCCGTTGAAACCGATATTGATAAAAACACTGGTGTCCGCTTTGACGACTGCGGGGATATTCCCAAGGACCACGCCATCCTTGATCGGAAAGGTCACACCTTCGTTTCGAAGCCGGCGCGAGAGATTGCGGATTGCTGAATTCAGGAAAGGCAGGGTGAAAGGGGCGTTATCAGTAGCGATGCGCCCCTGTGTGCCCTGAAGGCCAGGGAACGTGTCGTTCACGAGAGATCGCCACAGTGATGTGACGTCCTCGATAACCGGAAATGCGCTCGGCTGAACGTTCGTCATATTCCCCTCACAACTTGCGACTAGGAGGAGGGACGCGCCCCACGAATCGGGGGTACGTTGGGATACGGGACCCCCCTCCTAGAAGATCTACGACGCCTTTCGGGGCTTGCTCTTCTTCGCCCCGGCGCCAACCGGCTCATCGTCTGGCTCTGCCGCGGGAGCATCGAGCTCCCTCTGTCTGGCCACCATCGCTTTGTACTTCACTTCGTCGACGATGCAACGTTCGCCAAAAGAATTCCTGTGGTACGCGATGCCTTCCTTGACCGGCTCGCCGCAGTTCGGGCAAGAGATCATGTGGTAGGCAGCCATGTGCCACGGAGCTTGTTTACCGAGATAGTCCATCGCAAAATGCATGACCGGAGAAATGCTCTTGAGGTCGCCGGCTGCAGCAAGTTGCTCGGCCTGTTTCACGAGAGCGTTCATCGTGGTACCCACCCGCGCCCTGAAAATCTTGATTTCAGCGTCCAATTTCTCCGTCTCTTCCGGCTTCGTGAGTGACCACCACGCACCGTAGAGATTCAGGTTGTTCGCAGATCCGGTGATCGCAGTCTCCTCGGAATCCCAGTTCTGAATCTGGCTGTCCCAATTGGTTCCGGGAAACGCGCCCGGATTCAGGAGACTTGTCGCTGCTTTCCGGCCGTCGACGTTTTTGTAGTAGTACTCCGTCGACCCTGGCTTCATGTACGGCTCTTTCACGAACGGTGGCAGGACCGTGTGAGAGAATTTCTGTCCCGGTTTGCATGCCGGGATCACAAAGCCCGGGAAAAGCGGTGGCTGAGTGATCACGTATTCACGGTCGAGGATGTTGTACACATAAATCACGTAGCCAGGCTCGCGACCCTGATCCTGCGCTTCGATGATGTTCTCGCCGTGGTTCTGCCGCTCCTGCATCGCAAGGGCGTTCTTCTTCGCCGTTCGCTGATCCTGCGCCAACCTGTGAGTGAGTGGTACCGCTGATGTTGCCATTCTTTCCTCCCGATATTTTTAGTGTTTGACGACCGGTCGGTCGCCTTGAGCCATGCCCCGACTGAACCTCGGTCTGCGACCGCCTCGGCTCATGCGGTCCCACACCTTTTGGATCTGATCCATCTTTCGCGTTAGCACGGAGGTTTTAATTCCCTGCCTCGTGTAAGACACTGGACCCATCCACCGCGGCATGTTGTTTTCCAAAATGTCCGCGACGAATTCCGTTTCCTTCTTATCTTCGATGGCCTTGTTTGCGGCCTGGATCGCCTCTTTCTGCCTTTGCGAAAGGTTGGCCAACTGAACCATCAGCGGGATCAATCTGTCGATCAGGAAATGCGAAAGCGGAAAGTGAGTCACCACCAGTTTGCCGGCGATGAACTCCTTCGAAATCAGCGGTTGAACGATTTCATAGCGGCCGCGGTAAGGATACTCACCAGTGACGTAGAAACCCTTCGGTGCCTCGAGGCGCTTTCCGCTTTCTGGATCGACTCGCGTCTCGGCCGCGATGTGGCTGTTGAGGTAATAGGCCCGTGGCGATCCGTACTCCATCGGCGAGTGCCACCGCATGATCACCCAACAGGGTTGCCCGTGGCATTGATAGCGTTCGCGGTAGCCGAGGCGCTCGTTCCCTTTCTTGTCGCGCCAGAGGTTCCCCATGCGGATGAACTGCGACTGGCCCCATACGATTTTGAAGTGAGGATCACCGAACTGATTCTTGCCGAACATGCGCGTGAGCCTCGCCTGAAACGCTTCCGGGCATCGCCGCGACTCTGGACCTTTTATGTGCATCGCTTCACGCGTGCGTACACTTCTTCATCTCGGACCAGCTTCAGTTCCGGGTCACCGGTCAATTCCTCGATATCCTCGAGGTCGATCGGGAAGTTGGTGAAGATCACGAAGTCCCCAGCCTGGAGGTCCGTGATCTTCTCTGATACGGCGACGACCGCTCCGCGTTGGGATTTCGGCTTCCCCTTATCCATCAGGAAGAAGTCCTCGCCAGGCTTGACGATCCCGCCTTCGGTTTTCTCTTCCTCGGAACGATTCTGACGGATGAGAACCCATTCGTGCCGCGGAACAATCTCCCACTTTTCCTTGCGTTCCCCGGTCTCATCGAGCCGGCGAAGGTCTTTCACAACTGGAGCACTCGAATCCAAAACACCGGTCGAATCCGTCTTATCCATTGCCATGATGATTTCCCCCGATTTGAAATGATGGGGAGGGCGCAACTCCTCCCCCGATCACGCGCGTTGGTTGAGGGTTTAACTCGTCAGTGGAGGCTGCGCAGCGTTCGAGATGAACACGGCGGCCTTCATGTTCGAGTTGAAAAGGTTCAGGAACGCGTTGTAGAAGAAAATCGAAGAGGTCAAGTAGCTGCCCTGGCCGACGTAGTCCGGGATCGGCATCGTGGTGACACCGTCTCCGAAATCGTACAGCGAAGGCTCGACCGTCTCGATGATCCCCCAAGTCTCCGGGCAAAGAGCGTCGAGGCGCCCCGCCTTCGCGGTGTAGCTCACGTTGAGCGTGCGTCCACCGTAGGTTGGAGACATGTGCTTTTTCACCATGTCCAGCGCCTTGTCCCCGGGCGGCACGTAGTTCTGCGACAGGACGTTCGTGTAAAGCTGCGTCACGGCCAGTTCCTGGTCGGGTCCGCAGATCCATTCGAAGTCAGCCACAGCTTCGTTGTCCGCACCGAGTCCGCGGCCGATTAGAATTTCGGCCTTATAGGCGTCGGTCATGTTGATGGCGGCCCCGTTCTTGTTGATGTTCGGGGTCGATAGCTGGCCAGGATAGGTCGACCGGGAAAGGTTCAGGATCGTGCCGGTGTTCGAGTTCACCTGATAGGTGTAAATCCCGGCAAGGCCCGAGTTCAGCGCTCCCGTGCTCCCCTGAATCATGACGAAATCGCCAGTGGCTGTGTTCGTCGGCAGAGCCGTCGAAAAGTACACCGTGTCGTTCGCGCCATCGACATAGGAAACCGTCGCAGTCGCCGGCGTGGTGCGTGCCGACCCGCCTTCGGTTGGGAAGAACTGAACCACCTGCTGTTCCTGGAATTGATTTGCCTGGCCACCGAGGCCCACGATCGAGGACGGGTTGGACCCGCCGAGCGTGTTGTTATTGATCGTCGCAGTGGAAGGGATCTGAAGGATGGCACCGGAACCGTCACTCAGGAACTGAGCATCCAGCCCCTGCATGAATTGGTTGAAGGAGTTCTTCAACTCTTCGGCGCGCAAGCTGATCAGGCTGCGCTTCGGGCCTTGTGTCGCAATCCGGGCAAGATACGTGATCTCGCAGCCGGCAAACAAACCGATCGGCGAAAGGTCTCCCGCAACCCACAAGGAGCCAGTCCCGCGTCCCAGGGCGTCACCGTTGCCGGTCGCCTGGAAGATGGCCGCACCGGACTGCATGCGGACAGGAATGCGGAACGACGGACGCGAAACGCCACCGGCTTGCGTGGTGACGGAGGTCGGGTACGTCTTGCTCTTTTTCTTGATGAAGTTGTAGACCGTGTGGCCTTTGTAGACCAGGTCCGGGATCCCTTTCGCAAAATTCTCTAGCTCTACGGCCTCGACGGCCGCTTCTGCCAAAGGATTTGCCATAGTGGGAACCTCTGCATTGGCTCAACAGTGGCCGTCTCCCCGCACGAGCACGTTGGCGATCCACGCGCAGTCAAGCACGCAGATTTGTCGATCCCCCGATGTGCTTTGGAACAATGCAGAGTGGCGTCTAGTTTATCCCGCTCGCAGGGTGCGCTCTGTTGAGAGTGAAAGTACACCCGCCCTTGCCTATTGTCAAAGTTTTTTTGAATTGAGGGAGCGTTCCACGTGGAACGTCCGCTAATTTTATCAGTTCGTGGGCTGATAAAATTAGCGGAGAAATGGCGCTCCGGGTGGGTTTTGAACCTCGCCGAGCCTTGCGACCCTGCGCGCGGTGGCGACCCGCCACGACCCCCTCGTTAAATACGAGGTGCTCTAGCGGAGTCTGATCGCCGTTGCAGCCAGCCGAAGCGGGACGCATGTGACCGGACTCTGCACCACTGAGCTACCGGAGCAAACTGGAAAATCCCCGGGCACCGTGGAAGTGCGCGCCCGGGGATTGGTGAGCGACGAGACTTTAGCCAGCGGACTGGACGAAGTCGATGCTCTGCAACGGCGTCGGCGGTGGAGGAGTCGGCTCGGTGATCGTAATCGCGTGATTCGCGTTGACCACTCCGCTTACTCCAACACTCGGGTCGGACGACGTCGCTTTGATACTGAGATGGAACGCCGTAACCGTTCCACCGAGCGGCGCCGTGACTTCACAAGACAGCCCGTCAGCGCTCGGATTGAGAACGATGGTCGTATCATCTGCGGCCCATGCAGGAAGAGTACTCGGTGCCTGGGTGCCATTGGCTGGCGTCAAGACTGCAGTGAAAGTTCCCGCTGCGCCTCGAACGATTGAGAAATTCATACTGCCTCCAACTTGAATAAAGTCGATCTTCTTTAGAGCGATCCATCGGAGCATCCGCTTCACGTCTTCATGCAGACACTCGAGAATCTCTTCGATCTTTGTCAGTCGGGATTTTTCGTTATGTTCGTGTTCCGACATCCGTTGAATCCTAACCTGCTATCGCGCGGGGCACAAGACCAAAACAGAACACAAAAATGGAGCACGGTGATCTGACGCGATGCTCACAGCACCAAAGGCATCAGAAGGGGCAACGTGCTCCATCCCTCTCGGAGAACCTACCACTGACTCTCCGGGCCTGATTCTACCGTTCGACGGTCGCCCAATTCCAGCGAAGTCTTTTCCCACTCTTCAGGATCGCTTCGCCGTTCCCACGGCCAACGTGATACATTTCCTCGGTCGTCTTGCTCCAGTCGATATCCTCGGGTTTCGGCATTTTGGTGACGAGGGTGACGCCGGCCGGCGCTTTCCCGGCCCCTGCACCCCCACCTGTCCCGTTACCCCCGCCAGCGACCCCGCCTGCCGCACCGTTGGCCTTTCCTGCGCCCGGGGCCACCTTTGTCCCACCGCGGGTGTAATTAGGGTACATGGCGTCCCGCAGTGCCCGGAAGTGCTCGGGGAGGAGTTCGACGAATTTGGCACTCACAAATCGCGCAGTGCGGCCAGCATCACCTTTGGCCTTCAGGGCGTTGCCAGCGCGCTGGAACGCTTTGTCCTCGCGCATGGTCTTCCAAATCCGCGAGTTCAGCGCGTTGATGAATTCGCGCCGACCTTCCGTCTTTAGCTTCAGGTCTTTAAAGAACGGTTCGACGACGCGTGCAGTTGCAGTGTTGTTCAACTTGTTCACGTCGCTGCCGATCTGGCCCTCGTAGATCTTCTGTTCTTTCGCCGTGAGTTCGGAATCCCGTTTGTCTTGGGCTTCTTTCCTCGGGTCCACATTGTTGCGAGTCGTGGCGGCTTTTTCCGACAGATGTTTCGCGTTGTCGAGCCATGCCTTGATTTTCGCCGTTAGATCATAGGCTTCCTGGCCTTTGCCCTCTTTGATCAGCGCAGCCAACTGATCGACGGAGTCAAACATCCCGGCCTTCTGTAGCCGCGGCACAAGTGCTGGCAGGAGAACGGCGTCCAATTTCGCCGGCGATTTCTCCATGATCAGTGCGAGGCCGTTCGTGATGGACGTGGCGAACGCGTCGGGATTGGCTTCGTGAAGCTGATTCAGGAGAGCAGGATCGCCTTCCGAAAACTGTTTGATTTCGTTCCGGTAGTCCTCGGCCTCGCTTTGCAGCCCTTCCAAGCCTTCCTCGCCACCAACCGATTCGAGCGTGGCGGTGATCTGGCGCACCTTGTTTACGGCATCGCTGAGATTTTGCGCGCCGACTTCCTTGACGATGGCCTGAGCTCGCCCATGATCCGCGAAGAGTTGCTTCGCGGCCGCAGGATTTACTTTCTTGAGTGCGGCCAGCGCTTCACGGGTTTTGGAGTCGACCTTGCGGCCATCCGCACTTTCAAATTCGTCGCCCTCGCCTTCGCCTTCTCCTTCGCCAGCTGCAGCGCCCTCGATCTCGCCGGCTCCTTCGCCTTCTCCTTCACCGGCTCCTTCTCCAGCGCCGGCGCCATCTCCTCCCGCTCCACCTTCACCAGTTCCAGGTTTTTCTCCAGCGCCCTCTCCAGCGCCTTCACCTTCTCCAGCGCCGCCCCCAGTTCCCGCACCACCAGCATCACCACCAGCTGCCGCGCCATCTGCGACCGCCGTTCCCGCTCCGTTCAGTATCTCTTCCATACGTTCCTCCCGATATTTGTCTTAGTGTTTTGGTGGACCACCAGCGCCTTCCGGCATTCCTGTCGGGATCGGCGCTGCGACCGGCTTTTCTCCGGTTGGTGCTGGAACAGCAGGCGGGGCCTGTGCACCAGCAGTCGGAGTAACGCCAGCCTTTTGCAAAATCTGATCAGACGCGCCTTTGTCGAGTGCGGCGACGTCCTTGTATCCGATGCTGACACTCGGGGGTTTCCCGGGCTGGCCAGCAGCCGCAGCCTTTGCCTCGGCGGCTGCGACGTGCGCATCGTAGTGGAGGCACACGTTATCGAATCCGTCTTTGTTCTTTTGCTTGTCGCCGCGGCCCTCCGGGCTGTTGATGTACTGCCAGCAAGTCAGAGCCTCGGTGTCGTTGTCCTCGCGCTTTGCGTCAATCTCGATCGAACTCACCTGCTGCGGCATCGCTTCGACCTGTTGCTCGGCCGCTGCGAGTTCCTGCGGATCCACGCCGGCCTCTTTCATCTGCGCGATTTTCTGTTTGAGCAGTTCCACTTGGGGATTCGGCACAGGCGTGCTCTTCAGCAGCACCTCGATCTCGCCAAGCTGTTTATTACGAGCGGCCACCTGCGGAATGTAGAAATCAGCCATCCCGAACATGTTCTGCAGGAGTTCGAGGTTTGCAGCGTTAAAGAAGACCTCGAGCAACTGGGGATTTTTCGCAGCGTCATTGAAGACTGTCATCAGCGCGTTCTTACGCTGCGTGTACGTCTCCGGGAAGTTCTCGTCGCTCTCGGCAAACACCATGATGTTGCCTTTGAGGTCGTTGATCTCGAGTGAAATCGTTTCACCGCCAGGCACTCGTTCATTGATCGACTTGTCGCGGCACTTCGCGGCCCACCGCACAAGCTGTTTCATGGACGTCGCTTCGGCGTTCTTCATCTGGTGCCAGGTTGGCGCCAGCCGGCCAAGCGCGGAATCGCGCTGAGTGGCGATCGCGACCCCGCTATCAGCTGTGCCGACGTCCCCTCCTGCAAGCGCTGGATACGCCCCGGAGAGAAGTTCCGCGAGAGGCCCCGAATATTCCTTGATGAACTCCGAAAGGTTGGCGGGTGGATTGACGGCTGGTTCGACGAAGATCAATTCAGCGACCGGCGTGCCTGGTTGCCGTTTGAAGGATCCGATATCCCCGGGCACATTCGTCTGCTGCCGGATCGCCTCGACTGCGAACGCCCTTGAGTCCATCCACTTCTTCGGAATGGTCCGCACGAAGATATCGTTCATCAGGTCGAGCCAGTTGTTCAGGCGCTTCTGGATCGGCATCGTCGACGTGCCCATCGCGTTCCTGTTCTGGCCGTCGCCAGAGTAGGCTTGTCCCAACGCCCAGGCGTCATCCATCGACTCGTTGCGCGCGAAACAAAACGTTTCGCCGGCATAGCAGACGTAACAGCCGTTCGGGAAAAGGGCGATCAGTTCGTCGCGCTTTACTTCATCCGCGATTTCCATCAGGACGCTTGGGCGCATCCACACGCGCTTCATAGTGACGTCGGCGGCGATCGAATCGCTAGTCACATAGGTCGACTGCATCCCGAGTTTTACGTTCTGGCGAGCAAGCCGCGCGATCTCTCCCGAGGCCGTGGCAGCATTCGTCGCTCCTTTGATATCCTTGGCGACCCACGGGCACATGCCGCGCGCTCTTGATTCATCCACTTCACCTTCGAAAAGGAGAACATCGACCTCGCTGAGTTCATTCGCACTCATCGGCGAGAGTTTCACTTCCAGTTTTCCGTGTGCTGTGCGGACCTCTTGACCGCGGGGCGTGCGCTTTACCGGCTCTTCTTCCTCTTCACCCTCTTCCTCGCCGGTGCCTTCTTCGCCTTCCTGTTTTTCCTCCTCATCTGAGGGGGAAATTTCGGAAGTCTCTAGCGGCGATCCCTGGCCTTCCGCTGACGGTGTACCTTCCTGCGCAGTCTCAGCAGATTCCGGTGTTGCCGCAGCAGCCTCACCCTCGACTGGCGTAGGTGATGGGCCTGGCTCGTTTTCAGGGACCAAATCATCGGGCTCGTCGTCCTCTTCCCATCCAAATCTCTGACCGTCTTTCACGAAGCGCGACCAGTACAGAAAACGTCCGTCTGTCCACAGGTACCTGGCCGCGTCAGTCTGGATCTGGATCAAATCGTTGTTCCGAGCGATGACCTTCACGAATTTCTCTGCGGATTCGGCCGTCGTTATTTGCGCGTCTGAGTCTGCGCGTTGCGGGGCGAATCGCACGCCAGGGACGGTGCGGGTAAGGGCCGCGATGATCATTTGTGCGCGCGCCGAATAGATGTTCGTCGGCAGGAGGGCAAGATCCATCTGCATCGAAGGACCGTATCCGCTCGATTCGCCCGGGATCACCCATCCCCCACCACGTTGCGGGATCAGGAATTGGAAGCCGCGGTAGAAGAGAGCCGCTTCCCAAGCGGCGATCACTTCGATCAAACGCGCTGGATAATCGCGCTTCTCATGTTTCTTGACGATAGTCTGGATGAGATTCTTCTGCTCGGTTGTTAACTCAGCGTTCGGGACTGGCGACCACTCGAGGCCGGCGAGGACACCTATTCCGTACTTTGGTTCGTCGTTATCTTTCGTATCGGCGCCACCTTGTGTTGCTGTCTCTTCCTCGGCGACGGCTGGTTCGGTTTTGAAGGCCACGATATTGTTTTAGCTCCCGTGGTGACGCGCACTCGCAAATGCCAGCGCCATCCTGGCTTTCTGGCCGATCTTTCCCGGTTTGTGCTTATCGTGCTCGGCTTCGGCGTGCGTCGAGCGACCGTGTGAGTGGGCGATCCGCGTGAAAGAACCTTTTGTGCCGGCGTGTTTTTCGCGGCTCGCTTCGGCTTGCATCCATCTGTTCGCCATGATGTACCTCCTAAGATCCGACCACGTAGTTCTGCAGGAAGGTCGACTGGGCCACACAGTACGGGTGGCCCTCGGACGGCACGACGTAGTAGTCACCAACACTGGGCAAAAACTGAGTGGCTTGCTTCGATGAAATCTGCACGTGACTTCCGTTCGACAAAAATAGCTGGCGCTGCGACGTGGCGGGATCCACTGCACCAATGCGAAGAATCTGGAACGCCTGTAAAGAGGCGGGAGCATTATTTATAATAGTCTTGGTCATTTGAGCCACCCTATTCCCTCCTGTTTTTAAGTTGCGGCACTTTCCTTGAGCTTCTCTGCTTTGAAAGCCTTAGCTAGTCTTGACGGTTTCTGTTTTTCCGTCGTGCCACCGAGAATCTTCTGTGCTTCCCGCCACTCCATGTGTTCTCCCTCGTGTCCGTCGCAGCAGTCGTCCCAATCGACGTCGCGGCCCTTGTGATCGCTCATTGCGTTACTGGTCTCGTCCTGATCCTTGGACATGAGGCCGCAAATTCCGTCCTTCCCCTTCTCGTCCTCCGTTATAAACCATTCGCAGATGGCCCCTTCCCGGAATCCACCGCAGTTCGTTCCCGTAGGTGTTTTCGACCACTCCAATCCGGTCTGGTCCGCTGCCTCGGCCCCGAGCGTTGTAGCGTTGTAGACGACCTGATCGTCGGCGACGACCAAAGGGGTCCCGCCTCGCTGGTAGACGCAAACTGGGGTGTAAACATCTCCACTCTTCTTCAGCCTGTCGATGACGATCTTTGGCCCGTGAATCTGACAGCGTTTCTGATTGAGATACATGAAGGGACAAACGAAGCAGCTTTTCGGCTGGTTGCTCGTGTCCCCTCCCCCGACAAACGCAAGCGCCCATCTCTGTACGCCAGCTGCCGGCGCGATATGAACGAGCGTTTTCCCACCCACCATCACCCTCCTACATCACTTCTCCAACGTGACGATTTTGGCCACAAGCCGATCCTGCGAATCGCGCATGTGAATCTCGGTGTCAGGTACCAATTTGTCGACGCGGATCGGGATGTGAGCTAGGGTTTGCGCGTGCTTCGAGATCTCAACGTCCGGTCTCCTTGGGCCTTCTGGTCCCATGTAGAGAGATTCGAGTTTCCGAAGTTGTGTTTCTCCTAGGGCGATGTACGCGACGCCGTTTTTTGGATTCTTGTCATTCCACAGCGTAGCTGCGAACGATGCAATCTGCGGAGTGATGAAGGATCCGTTGGCGTTGACCTCAACTACTTCGTTCTCGTTCATCGACGTGCCTTTCTGAACGCTTCGGCCATCCGCGAAGAGCCTCTCTTCATGTGACCCATCGCAGGGTTAGCGTGTAACTCCCCATGCATCTTTTCTTTTTGCGATCCGGTGAGCGGCGAACCGGACGAGAAGAGAAACTTCACCTGCCGCCGTGTCCAGGGAATGGCGTTAACTCGCTAGGCCAGGGATTCGTTCGCCGGCCGCCGACGCTTCGGGCGCTTCGTAGTCGTGTGGTTCGCCCTGTTCGTGATCCGGTGATTCGGCGCCCATCGCCACGGCCATGTGATCGTGAGCCGCTTCGTGGGATTCGTGTTCGGAGTGGTGCATGTTCTCGCCCATAGCTCCGTGATGAGAGGTGACATGATGCTTTCCTTCGCCACCGTGGTCGTGCATGTGGAACGTGTGGGTTGCCGGCCCGTGTTCCTCGACGTGCTCCGCGATCGGAGTCTGCGTCGGGATTTGGTGCGGCCCGGGCATGTGTGGATGATCCTGGGCGATCGCCGGCGCCTTTGCAGCCGCTGCCGGATCCTTGCCCTCGGGTTTCTTCATCGGGGTTACGGTTGCGGGGCCTTTTTTCTCGGTCAACTTGTCATGAAGGCTTGCTCGGCTCGCCGAGTGGTGGCGACTTCCGTCCTTCGCAAGAACAGCCATATTACCTCCTGTGTTTCTCGATGTACTCAGCCGCCAACCTGCAGGTCACTGGGTCTTCTTTCAAGAGCCCGATGGCCGCATTGCATCGACGGTGTGTAAATTCTCGAATCTTTCTCTCTTCGTGCCCGTGATCAAGAACTGGCCCTTCCCCCGAATGTCTCCCGGCTTTGCTCATATCCATTGGGCGTTTACAAATGCCACACAGCCCATCGGATGCTTTGAGAAGCCTCTCGTATTCGTCTCTCGAAATGCCGAAGCGATATTTTGTGTAAGCATTTCGATTGGACTCTTTCCCTTTGGGAGTTCGATGCCACTTTTGTTTATAGCCCGGCACTTTGCTCCTGCCATCTATGCGGTATTTCCCTGGCCCACGGCGTTCCTTCTCGTAACACGCTCGACAAAGGCCTTTCGCCCGCATTTTCCTTTCAGGATGGCACGTCGCTTGGGGCGTTGTTCCCTTGTGTGGCGTTGGCAGGTTCGGATGCTCCCTCTGCAGGAACTGGGCGCGTAAATTTGTTCTTCGCCGCACGCTCCTGCGCTTCTAGTTCTCTTGCAAGGACCCGCTGCCAGGGAGTGCCGAGGTAAACACCTTCCTGCGGCGATGGAGGCGGGGTCTTATCTGGTTCGAGCTCGACGTTCTTTAGTGCCGGGATCGCGAGAAGCTGCAAACGCTTGGCATCATCTCGCAATCTCTGGTTCTCTTCTATAACACGGAACAACTCCACTGCGTGAGCCTTTTTCACTTCGGCGAGTTCGCGCATCGCCTCGTACTGGATGATTTGGTTGAGGGATTCGATCCGGGCGATCTCTTTCTCGTGCTTTTCCTGCGTCTGTAGGTCCGCAGCTGCGTGCCGCAGCGTCATCGCGAGTATCTCGTTTTCGAGCCAGGCAACGTGCCGACTACGAAATAAATCTCTGAAGGAAATGGTCCACCTTCCTCTTGGCGTCCTCTTGGTGCAGTACGAAAGCCGTCGCCGTTCGGTTTCGGCCATCGGCTGTCAGCACAGGGCAGACACCAGTGAGATATGGGACAAGTTCTTCGATGAATTCATCAGGAATGAACGTTCTGCCCCAGTACTGCCAGTCCAGTATGTCGACGCGGCCCGGATCAATCCAGGGGCCTTCGATGATCATGGTCGACGCCACAGTAGGAGCCGCTGGAAGAAATATTTTGCGGAACGGAAACACTTCGGACGGCAGCGCAGTGGCTGCGGCGACGCCGAGCATGTTACGAAGAAAGTTTCTGCGGTCCATTTAACTCCAGCGCTTCCTGAACGGTATAAACGCGGATGTGCAATTGGCAGGCGTGGCAAACAGCGCCTTCGCCATCCCCGTCAAACATCCAGTGGTGATGGTGATCCGAATCGTCCTTTTTGTAGACTCCCACGAGAAATCCTTCATCGTTGAAGACTGGAACAAAGGCGACTTCGACTGGGCTATTTTCCATTGGTGAGCTCTTTCCGCTCGGGTACGATGGTGAAATCCGCAGGAAGGTCCTTGTCGGTCGGGACCACCCAGGTACCATGCTCTACGCTCCACTCGAGAGCATCGGCCACGAGGGAGCAACCCATTTTGTCGGCCAGAGTGATCGCATCGGTTACGATCTGTCGGTCGGGTCCGATCCGGGTTGGTTTCTGAGGAGCCATTACTTTTCGGTCTGCTTCGGCTTCCGGTATGACTTGAGTTCCACTTTCTTTTTCGCCCGACACTCCCGGCAATGCTTCGAGTCTATCTCGCCACCGTTGAACGGTACGCTGAATGCCGGAAATTCCTTCCCGCAGGTTTCGCATCTCGTCAGTTTTTCACTCGACGCATCCACGTTGGTTGAATCACCTGCTTCGGAGGTTTCCTACCTTGCGCCTGTTCCAGATTCCACTCTCGATAGGCGACAACCGATCGCGTGAACTCGTCCTTGATCCCGGCCAACTTTTCCCGCAGCTGAACTTCCTTGGGCTTGTCGGCCGCATCCAGTAGAACACCGGCGACAGCATAGCGCATCGAATCGCCGCAGTCATCAGTTAAGCTGACGCCCTTCGGCTTGACGACGTCCTCCATCGAGCATGTGACGCCGTCGCCGCGGACGAGCAGCGGAATCGACTCGGCCAGGTTCTGGCACTGCCCCTCGAGCAGGAACCAGTCGTCCATCTCGAGCATCGAGTACATCTTGGTCCAGCCGGAAACGCGGTCTGTATTTGATCGCGTTGGCCGCGGCAAGCCGGCCGCTGCGAGGATATCGCCCACCTGGTCGGCCACGCTGATTATATTTCCGCTCTTGTCCTTCGTGCTCTTGTTGAAACGCTCCCAGGAGAAGTGGATGGACTCGATATCCCAGGCGTAGCCGGCGTCTTCCCCGGTGTCGGGGTCCCGGAGGCGCGGGATCGACGATATCAAGGCGGCCGCCTGTTCCTCGGGAGTGTTCTCGTGCAGGATGAGCTCGAGCAGCGTCACGTTCACCCACCGCGGCTTCTCGCCTTCAAACCGCGGCTTCAGGATTGCCTTGGTCCAGAAACTCATCACGGCGAAGTGGCCGAAGCCGTAGTCCCATCCCACCCACACCGGCTGCCAGGATTCGAACTTGAAGGCGCTCGCCGGCAGGACGTGGCGCCGCTCTTCCCAGTTGTCGAAGTATTGGCCGCTGACCGTCTCGATGTTCCCCCACCGGATTTTGTCGCGCAGGGGAGATTTCTCGAGCGAGGCAATGTACGCCTCGTCGTGCTTCAGGATTTCGTTCTGATCAACCGTGGAGTGCAGGAATTGATAATCGGCAGGGTTGTACTTCTCCGGGTCCATCCCGTGAATTGGTTTCTTGTCGATCCACAGTTTCTTGATCCAGCCCCATCCGATGCCCATAGGATTCGTGACGCCGGCCATGCAGGGGCGAGCGCCCGGGATCGTGCAGCGGTTGCGGCCCTCCATAGCGTCGTAAATCAGATAAGGGAACTCGCCCAACTCCTCGAAGCCGATGAATACGAACTCGGTCGAGAGATACTTGCCGACGTCCTCGACGCGTTCGCACGCCCCAAAATAAAGTTTGCTCTGCCGATGGGTCACAGGGTCCGGTGGCCAGTAGACGATGTGGTCGCTCTTGTTGAATGTGCCACGCGCCTGACTGCCGGCCTCGTACACATATTTGGGGACGTCGGCTTCGAACTTGTCGATAACCGTCCGCTTTAGGTCGGGCATCGTCTTGCGGAGGATGATCGAATTCGAGCCGGGGAACTCCATACAGTGGAGGACCGCTTCCATCAGAAGCGGCCGCGACTTGCCGGATCCGAAGCCACCGACGTGGAGCCGATGTTTGGCCGGCATCGAATGAAAGAGTCTTTGGTGTTCCCAAGGCTGATAGAAATCAGAGATGCGGATCGGTCGGCCGGGGACGTATGGAACTAGCTCGTTCACGGGGAAAGGTTAACACGATATGCGCCAGGGGCTGCCTTCCCTCCCAGGACTACAGCCCCCGGATCCATCCGGCACTTCGGGAAGTCTACTTCTCGCCACCAATTTCTTCAATGGCCTCTTTCGGCTCCTCCGCGATGTAATTGAACGCGTTCGGAGCGATCTGCACTTCCCGAAACTCGACGCCCGGAAACTTCTTCTCGAGGTGCTCGATCATCGCGTCGGCGGCGTCACGGATATTCAGGTCGGTAAATCCTAGGCCAGGAGGCGCGGACTTGTGATGCTTCGTGACCTTTTCGCCGATGATGATCTTCACTTCAACGCTGCGATAGAGGCGCCCGTGGGCGTTGCGGAACGGTACCCGTGGCTTCCACTTCGGCATCATTCCTCCCGGGTAATCGGTCGCTTCAATCCCTCGCGTAGGAGTTCGTCGAGTTTGGCCGTGGCGATCGTGCGGTTGTTCGTGTTGAACTCTCGCAGGAGTTCGTTCCGAAACCACGCGATATCGTGGGTGTAGCAGACGAGCACCTTTGAATCCGGGCTCGCGAGTGGCTGGCCTTTGCGGAGACGGTCAAGGTTGTCGATGCTCAGGATCAGGACGTGCTTCTCGTCGGGAGTGGTGAAATAGATCATTGCGCCCACCTCAGAAAACCCTGCCACTGCCGAAATATCGCCTCAAAATCGTTCGCTTGCCACATCCCGACCTTCGGCACCTCGAGATACCACGTCAGATGCCGTTTGTAGATCCGGGCCTTCACGGTTGCAAATCCGGTGACGCGATAGGGACTCGTTCATATGTTTTCGCAAAAATATCCGGCTTGCAAGGATAGTGCTCGCCGGCAACCCCCGTGATGATCCAATCGCCAGGGCAGACGATGTGGCCACCTTCCTTCGTGTCGATCCACCCGTGAATGAGCATCGTCTCGCCGCAGTGCTTACAGCGAACAGCCCCGGGCACATCAGGGCGCCGGAAATAACGAACGATTTTTCCTTCGCTCAAAAACTTCTCGTGGAGTAGCGTGCACGCATCGAGCGGATGATCGCCATTCTTGAACCACTGCGTGGCCTCAACGACCACCTCAACGACCACCGGCAATTTGCGGAACTTCATGTGGCCTCTTTTGGCGTTGGCTTCGGTCGCTCGAGCGGATTCGGTTCCGTCGTCTTGGGCTCCTGCTCGACTATCGCAGCGATCCACCCGGGGCCGAACGATGCGGCCAGCTTGTCTTCCTCGTCGACGACCGCAAGCCTTCCGTTATCGCCATACTGCAACCGCGAGCCGTACACCACATGCGATGCCGGCGTCGTTCCAGGCACGTACACGCGGATACGCGAAGGCTTATGCGGCGGTTCGGGCTTTGCTGGCTGCGCCTCGATGAGTTGGCGCTGCGCTTCGTTCTTTTTGTGGAGTCGAACGATGATGCCGTTTTGCCAGATGATCGCAACACAGGCCAAGAACAACGCTATTGCTAGGCCGAGTTCGATTTGATGCGCGTTCATTTTTGTGCCTCGCTCGTTACCAGGAAAATGCAGATTGCGAGAACGGCGAGCAACACCAGCAGGAGAGTCACCCGTTGTTTGTCGCTCGCCATCCCCGTGTTCCTATTCGCCGTTGACCACCATCGAGGTGGCAGCGACGATCTTTTGAATCCGGTCGAGGAATTGGTGCATCGTCATTTTCCCCTTCATCGAGTTGCACAGCTTGCAGCACGCAAGGGCGTTGTGGGCATCGTAGTGGAGTTCATTGTTCATCCGGTCGATCCCACCTTTCGCTGGTTCCCCGCAGTAAAAGCAGTCTGCGTTCCAAAGCCACGCCACATACTCCTCGAAAGTGAGCCGCCATTCAATTCCGCGTCGCACTGCGTTGCACTTCGCTTCCGAGAATCGCCGCTCTGGCTTTGCGATGCGGTTTGATTTCTGTCGAATCGAATAACAGAGTCTGCATCGGGCGACTCTACCGCGAGGACGCGAACGATCAACATAAAAATCATCCGCGTCCTTGTCGGCTTTGCATTCGCTACAGGTCATTCGCCCTGACAAGCTATAGCCGCATTGGCAGTAAAGCAAGCCTCACGAACCTTCCGGACGGCTGCGGTCTGGTCGGCGCTCGGTGGTGAGTTCTCGACGATGATCTCGGCGAGGTTCAGGCCAGCGTTGCGGATCGCCTCATACTTCGGGAGTTGCTCCTTGCTCGGGCTGTGGTAGGTGAACCAGTTCTCTAACTGCGCTTTGGTGATTGCCATGTTTCTCCTTTCGAAGCGCTCTTCGGCGCGGCGAATCCGTGGGTTGTGTTCGTGCCAAAAACTCTGGCCAGGGTAGCCTTCGATCACGAGTGGTTTTCCGGGTCAGTCTCCACCGGCTTAAGATGCACCGTCGAGGATCGGACCAACCGATACTCGCCGATTCGAACCGCTTCATCCTTATCGGCCAGCGCCGACTTCGTCGTGTTCGCGTTCAGAAACGGATCGCTGCCGTCAGCTTCCCACTTCACAAATATTTTAGCTGGTAGCTTCATAGCGTTCCTTTCAGTAAACCTTCTCGAGGTCCTGGGAGCCGCGCGCCACGACCGTCGCACTGCAAGCCTCGCACACCCAAATGATTCTGACCTTGCCGTTCACCTTCCATCTAATCGGAACGAGATGATCAAAATATATTTGACACGGCGCATCCGAGGTCGTATGGCACCGAGCAAACGGACATTCGCAGTGCGCACGTTCAGGCACCGGCGACCGAACCACCAACAGCCAACCGGATCAGCGGCATCGCCTCTAGTTCGACGAGGGGGATCGTACCGACGCACTGGGGATTCGTGCAAAGAGTGTGATCGAGATCGTACCAACGGCAAGCCATCGTCTCATCGGGGCCGATTTGAAGCACGCACGCATCCAATGGCGTACATCCGCAGACACGGCACCGTTCGGGCTGGACGACCTGGGTCATTTCTTCGATCCTTTTACTTCTCGAGCGAACTGGCAAATTCGGCAGGTGGGCCGGTTACAGTGATGAACGACTCCGGATGGCGTATCCACGGTTGCAGTACGGTGACCTTTTCCGAGACCGGCTTGGGTTTCGGCATATACGGCGAGTTCATTTCCTCGAGGCACAGCATCTCCTCGGCGCGGCCGATCACGCCGTTTATTTCGAGGAGCACTTCCCACCCGTGGGGAAGGCGCCGTTCGATTACTCGGATGCGTACCATTTCTCACCTTTGCTTCCTGGGCCGGGAGAGCCCTATTGCAGTTGCCACGGATCCATTCCGATAGCGAGAGGCCGGCTTTTTTAGATGAGGCCAGCCAGAGTTTGTGGACTGCGTCGTCCAACTTCAGCAGAAACGTTTTCACGGGGATTATCCTAGAGGAGGGTATATACCGTTGTCAATGGAGAATATATACCCCTAGCCAGCCACAGTTTTCATGTAGGCTGCAGGGCGCGACCACTTTCGATTGACTGCTTTCCAGTCGAGGCCATAAATCTTGGTGGGCATGTCGAACGTCGGTGGTTGGTAGAGTTGCGAAAAAGGCATGAAGCCGAGTTCAAACACGCGTTCGATCCGGCGCTCGGCCTGAGCCAGCGTTTCATCGTCATATCCGATCATGGTGTAACAGCGCCGTTTCCGCATCGGGAATCCGTCCAATAGTTCACGGGCCTTCTCAAGAGCGGGGAAGTCTTTTGTCTGATCGCACGCGAACCACAGTTCATCGACCGGAACTGATTCAAATAACTTTACGTGCCACGGTTTCAGATAGTGTTTGTCGAGGCCACCATTGAAAGAAACGTTTCGTTTTTGTTCTCGGAGCATGGCAAACACTTTTTCCAAATGGCCTTCGCTGCACGCAAGAATATTATTGTCCTGAATGATCCAACCGGCCGGAATCGTGCTCATCTCGCGAAGAGGCCCCTCCGAAAACGGAACTTTGCACCATCCGCACCGCTTTGGGCAACCGCGGCTCGTGATTGTGCAGCCTTTTTTCATGTATCGGCCGGGAATGAACTCTCCACCTTCATCATCATAGGCCGGTCCACCGATCCGAACGTTCTTGTAATACATCCTCCAACTGCCAGCGAGTTGCTGCGCGAGTTTACGGTGCCAGGTGAATGTGACGCTGATATGAACTGGGGTATCCGGTGTGCCCGGTCGGAAGAACGGAGGAAAGCCAACGAACGCCCAATCATCCTCGGGTGTCCATTTGTTTCGCTCCGGAAAGACCCGGATCAAGTCGTGCTCGACTCCAGATATCTGAATCAGGTCCATTGGGTTGGAGTATATACCGTTCAGGAAGTCAGCGGTAGAACGTGGAAATAGGCTCACGGCGATGCATTTGTCTTCTCCTTAACGCAGTCTGGACACTTTTTCTCGCCTCCAATGTCGATCTTCGCTCGATGGTGTTTCGCACAGTAGGGCCGGCGAGCCGCTTCCCCGTTCGTGGGGGTCTTCCGCTCCATAGCGTCTTGCATCCTCGTCCACTGTTTCTCGTCCATTCTTCTACTCCACCGGCACGAATACCTGCAGGAAGCCATAGCGGCTCACCTTGCGGGTCTTCGGATTCTTCCGCTGTCGATACTGGCCGCGGATCGTGACGACGCCAGGCTCTGCAGAAACGAGTTCGACGTATTTGTGTGGTCGTGCGCGGGTACGCCAGCGGGATCCCGGCACCAGCTTCGGCGCGTTGTCGCGGAGCGAATTAGAATTCAGGATCGTCACGACGTTTCATGTCCGTGGCTGATCAGCACTTTTGCTTTCCGCGCGCCCTCACAGAGTAGTTGAAGGGACTTCTCGTAGTCCGCGCCCTCCATCGCCATCGCGTTAGCTAGGTGTTCGGCAGCCACCATCAGTGCGGCGAGGCGCGGTGGGCTCGGATGCGCACCTATGTTGACCTGCGCCGACGATTCGTCATCTTCCATCGTCACTCTGATAAAGAACTCAGTTGTTTTCATTTTGGCTCCTCATCTTCCTCGGGGTCGTGCCACTCCCACGTTGCCTCGTGTTCGCCATCCGGGCCATCCCTTGCCCCATCCCCAGTCAATCGCACGCCGAGGTGGACGCGGGATCCTGTTAATCGCCTCGGCCATGTGCCAGCAGGTCGCTGCGGACTCGAGTTGCTGGAAATAGTTCACGTTCTTGAAGTGGAAGATGTTGTTGGGCTGCGCGGAGCCAGCAATGGGACGGATGCGGTCGGGTATCGGACCAGATCGCCACGAGTCCGCGTTCGTCCGGATTACCAGGAATCACGATGATTTGCTCGTTCATGGGCGCCTCGCCACCAGCGGTCGACCGTTGGTTTCCTTGTACCAGCGCAGCCGCGCCTGTTCGATCGCGTCGTCGAGCTTTACGTCGGGCCAGTACGTCAGCTTGGACACCAGCCCGTCAAACTTCATCGCGAGCACGATCTTGTGTTTGTTCGGTCGGCCGCTAAGAAAGTGCCGGTGCTTCAGGAGCCACTGAATCCGTTCCTCTAGCGTCGAGAATGAGTCGGTTCTGCCCATCAGCCCTCCTTCTTCCGCGCCTGATCCGAAAACCAATCCTCGACGGCATCTTGGATGTGTTGAGCCAAAGCAGTGACTTTTTTGTGTTGAGCCAAAGCACTGGTTTCTCCGGGCTCTGGATCCTCCCCCGTAACACCTTCGAGGAAATGCCTTGCCAGTTCTTCGCATTGCTGGTCATAACTCATTTCCCTAACCCTCCGCAGGGGCAGAGTATATACCGTACTTCCGAGCGAAGTATATACCCTAGTCCTTTGGCCGCGGGTCCACCGGAGCCTCCGCAGCCTGACCACCACCTGCTGCAGCGATTGGCCGGCCAGGCGTCACGTTTATCATCGAACGATCCGGTCGCGGTATGTCGATGAGGATCACCTTCATGCCGGCAGCGGCTTTCTCGTCCTCGGCCTGGGTCACTTTGCCCTCGACGCGATTGAATATCTCCTGCACCAGCGCATCGCTCTTCGTGATCGCGCGCTTCACGGCCGCCTCAATCAGAACCTTCAAATACGAGCGTTTTTGCGGGTCATTCGGTACTTCGCCGGCAAGGAACTCTTCTAGCGGATCGCTAATCTTCCGCGGCCGCCCGTTCGGATTTCCGCTTTGCCCCGGTTTCCACTGCTGCGCGAGGAACTCCGGGCTCATTACCTGGCCCGTGGGCAACACTACGCGTGTTTTCTCCCCTGTTGCCACGGGATTGGCCGGATTTGGGCTTTCCTGGGCCTGTGCGGGGCTTTGTGGAGCGGGTGGGGGATTTCCCCGAGGCTTGCGGGGTTTGCGCGGCTTGGAGCGATTCTTGGGCATGTTTCACCAATTCGGGGCCAGTGCCGACCAGCTTGGGACTAAGGCCCATTTCAGAAAGGCGTTCAAGGGTGACGGCGACGTACTTTGGTTCTATCTCGATACCGTAGCAGGTGCGCTGAAGGGAGTGGGCTGCGACCATCGTACTGCCGGCGCCGAGGAATGGATCGCAGACGAGGTCGCCAGGTGCGGAGGAGTTCTTGATGGCGCGCGCGACGAGCTCGAGGGGTTTGATCGTGGGGTGTTGCTCGGATGCTTTCGGTCGTGGGATTTCCCACACATTATCAAGGTTCCTTAGACCGCAGAAAGTGCTTTTGCCTTTCGTATGCCAGCCATACCACACAGGCTCGTATCGCTGGTGATATTTGCTGCGCCCGATCACGAAGGAATCCTTGACCCAAATAATCGTCGACGACCAGTGAAATCCGTGGCCGCGCATCACTCCGTCGAGCATGGGCCATTCGCTGGCTCCAAGCACGAGATAGACGTCGCCCTTGCTGAATTTTTGGATCTGGTCCACTGCGGAATTGATCATCACCTGGAAATCTTCGGCCGGTAGACGGTCATTGCGAAGGCCAGCGCGTTGGCGATGCTGTGGGTTACTGTCCTGGCCGATGCCCACGTTCCACGGTGGGTCTGTGAAGCACATCTCCGCACGCCGATCACCGAACACTAATTTCCAGTCATCGAACTTCGCAGCATCGCCGCAGTAAAGCGTGTGATCCGGTGGGATGAACCAAAGCTGGTTTGGCGCGGTTTGCCATTTGATCCGCAGGGCCTCGGCCTCATCCATCCTGGCGTCGGGTCCCTCGAGCGGTGCGTCTTCACCGATCAGCTTCCGCAGTTCCGCTTCTGTCCAGAATGCCGGCAGATTCACGTCGAGGGATTTGAGGACGTCGATATCCCAGTCGAGTCCGACCTCCGCTGCGCGATTATCGGCGATCGCCAACTCGCGCGCTTCCTTTGAATTCATCTCAAGGTCGGTGCGCTGAACGACGACGAGCTTCTTCCCATCGGATTGCACGACCTGTATTTCGCGTTCGCCGGCCGCCACCACGGTCTTGTTGCCAGCGATGATGTGGCCGTTGCGATCCACGAGCACCGACCGACCGGCGCCGTACTTGGCCAGAGATTCCGCAACCATCTTTCGCCCTCTGTCCGTACCCCTGTTGGCATTAGTTCGGTCCGGTTTTAAATCGGAGATTTTCTCAAGCGGTTTCGGCTTCTTCATATTCCCCCGATGTTGGTCCTGCTGTGCTCGCCTACGATACCACCAAAAACCAGCGTCCATCTCTACGCCGTCCGACTTTTTTCCATTGCTCCAAAACGATCAATGCTAGGAAGGCTTCTGCGTATGAGCACCCCACAGCTTCAGCGACCCACTGCGGAAAGAAATAGTTTGGGGCTTTGGTTTGCACAAATCTCTGCGTCTCGTTGATGATCTCTAAGGCGTGCACTTTATTTCCCCCCGGTGGTGGCTACGCATTGTGAACTAGGAAGGCCTGTGAAAATCAGATAGACGTCCCGGGGCGTGATTCTGTCGAAAGGAACTTTCTGCGGGAACTTCGCAACGCCCAGTTTCTCGAGCATCATCGACGCCCACTCGCTACAGAACCAGGAATCCGGCTCGCGCCAGTCCCGCTCTCCGAAAGCAAAGGCGATGATAGCGCGCCAGTCATAAGGCAGTCCCATCGTCTCGGTGATCACTTCGTAGAGGCGCATCTTCTGGTCGTAACCAATTTCGATTTCCCACGTTTCTGTTCGCACCACATCCGCATAGCAGGGATCAGACACCAACCGCCACAGTACTCCACCTTTGAGTTGTGCCCCGAAAGTTCTGTCAAATCCTCCTTCATCATTGCGGTACGCGAATTCAACGTGCGACGTCCAGGCGCGCGTCTCCCACTCAATGATCTTGCTGTCCAACCCAGTTCCCCGAACAAACCGAAGTGCCAGTTTCATCAGAATATCCTTGTGCTGAACTTGCGGAAGAGCGTACCCCACAGCTTCTCGACTCGCACCACTGTTTTTTTGTGGAATTCGTGGCAGTGGTAACAGAGAAAGCATCCGGGCTTCCCGCAACCGATACAGCGCTGTTGGGTCGCGTAGGTTCCCTTCATGCGAACTCCAATCCTTTTTGCTTTACTCGGCCAAGGGCGATCTTGATGTATTCCTCGTTCAGTTCGATCCCGATGGCTTTGCACGCGTTCGCCTCGGCCACCATCGCGGTCGTTCCAGAGCCGAGGAACGGATCAAGTACTGTTCCTCCTGCAGGGCAACCGGCTAGGATGCATGGCAACACGAGGTCCTCGGGGAAAGTAGCGAAGTGCGCCTCGCTGAAAGTTGCCGGCGAGATCCACCACACGTCACGGATGTTGGCGCCACCGAGGCCCTGGTGGTCGCGAGGCTCGGCATCCAGATTCCCTTCCATCGGTCGGGGATGGCCGCGTTCTTTTTTCCGCTCAGGAATGCGCGCTTTCATCGGCCCGTTTGTTTTCCTCCCGCCATTTGCACGATTAGAGCCGACCTGGCGATCCAATGTAGGTTGCGAAAGTCTCAGGACAGTACCGGCTCGCGGAGGTGTTCGGATCGCAGCAGCATCGAAGAAGTAGCGTTCACTCTTGGTGAGAAGGAACAAATGTTCATGCGAGCGTGTCGGGCGGTCTGTCACACTTTCTGGCATTCCATTCGGTTTCGCCCAAATGATATCACTGCGGAGATACCATCCGTCAGCGCGAAGAGCAAAGGCGAGCATCCACGGGATGCCGATCAGGTCCTTGGGCTTCAGGCCGTCGACTAGTTTGTTTATTCCCACTGGGGATTTTTCCTGCGTCTCGGTCGATGTCAACGTGCTTTTTTCTTGGCCGCGGAGAGTTCCTTTCGGTGATGCCGAATAGCTGTCACCGACGTTCAGCCACAGAGTCCCATCGTCGCGCAGCACTCTTTTGACTTCACTGAAAACGGCGACCATGCTGTCGACATATTTTTCGGGTGTGGCCTCAAGCCCTAGTTGGCCAGGCACACCGTAATCGCGTAAACCCCAATAGGGAGGTGAGGTCACACAGCAATGAACGGATTCTTTCGGCATCCACGCAAGGGTTGCGAGGGCATCACCGTGATAAATCGTGATCGCGCCATCGTCGAAATACTTCTTCATCGCAACCAGCCTGTGACGATCGCGCCATCTTTCCACTGTTTTGCGCGGTGCAACCGCTCGATATTTTGGTGGCCGAATGCCGCGAGCACCGATGGGGCCGTACCTCCGCCCTCTGCATTGCCACCTTCTGGCCGAATAAACCGAATGCGGGAATAGAAGAACAGGATCGCTGTGGCATAGGTCCACACGGGCCTGAAGGATAGTGTTTCAGTCCGCGCGAACACGAGCAGCAGACCGTTATCCGTGCAGCGCCAGCCGGCGCGCCCACTTCTCGACCTCGGGGCCATACGGTGGATTGCAGAACACGCAGCCTTCCCAGGGAAGCAACAGGCCGTTCTGCTCGGGCAGCTTGTACATCTCCGTGGCCGTCGACCAGGGCTGCTTCGCATAGGCGCACGGATCCACTCCGACAATGATAGGCCGGCCGCCTTGATCAGTTCCGGTGGCGTGAGCCAGTGATCGGTTAGATTCTCGCCACCGTTTACTTCGTAGGAAAACGCTTCACCCATTCTTCGTCTCCATGAACGCTCTTAAAGGCTTGCAGTGCGACGAAGTCTTACGTTTCGGCCAATGGGCGATATTCTTTGGCTAGATCAAAGCCGAACGTCCATGCAACGGCATCGTCGGCACGCTTGATTTGCGGCGGCACACGTAGGAAATAAATCCGGCCTGTCGATGGGTCTTTAACACGGACAGCGCGCAGAACTCTCTCCGGGTCATTCGGAAGATCAATGCTGAACAACTCACCCATATCATGCTTGTGAATCTGCTTTGCGCCAGCATCCGAAATAAATCTCTCCATCCCCATTCGTTCGATCATCACTCGACGAACTTCGGCATTCTCTTCTTCCAAAACGTGTTTTGCAGTGATCCATTCCGGTTTCACCACAACGAAGGCTGGCACAAAGACACCATGCCAGAAATAGAGATTTTCTAAGTCCGATTCCACCGCGGCATAGGAATCATTATGTAGTCGGCGTACATTCTCAGTTCGCTCAACGTGTACTGTTGGTTTCGCCACCCAAAAAAGAGTGTCCTCGGTCCAGTGCAGCAACCATGCGCCAGCAATGAATGCATCAAAAATCGGTTCGGACCACGCCTGAACTTCAAATTTGTTGAGTTGAAGCGCCCCAAGATATGTTGTAGCAAGCCAGGAAATTTCCGATTCCCACCACCATAAGGACCGATTGATACACCAAGAAGTAAATCTGTGCAAGGCTATCGCGTCTATCGCGTCTATCGCGTCTCTCGCGTCTCTCGCGGCTCTCGCGGCTATCGCGTCTCTCGCGTCTATCGCGTCTCTCGCGTCTCTCGCGTCTCTCGCGGCTCTCGCGGCTATCGCGTCTCTCGCGTCTCTCGCGGCTCTCGCGGCTATCGCGGCTATCGCGTCTCTCGCGTCTCTCGCGGCTCTCGCGGCTATCGCGGCTATCGCGTCTCTCGC